CTCACGTGTACTTGTGTCGCTTTGAATACGTGTAAGGCTATTAAGTGCCATACTAATACCGACTTCAGGATCTTCCTCAAGCGCATTAGCTGCCTTAAGCAGTGCGCTCTGGGTGGTTGCCTTGCGGTACTTAGTCATAAGTTCCTCGATAAGAACACCAACTAAGTATTCTTCTTCTGGCCACTCATTACGAACAAAATAGTCTTCAAATTTAGTCTCTAGGAAGTCACGAGTTACTGTACTCTTGAACTCACTACGAACGTAATAGTCAAGGCTGTAATCAAACAGTTCACGTACACCATCATCAAAGAAGTGTTCGCTACGTACCCCCTTATCCCAAATTGTGTTGAAACTTTCTAACTTGTCAAAATGCTTTACTATCGACTTTTCAATGTCCATCTTCTTACTTTCTATTAGATAATTTTGCGTACTGTGTCGTTCTTAATTTCATCAAGCGTACGGTTACGAGCAAACTCTCGGTAATCAACGCCCTCCATGTTGTGGACAATCATTCTTTCCTTTAGGAGAGAAAATATAGCACTACCGTAACCCTCATTCAATTCCTCAATTGTCATGTTCGTGGTGATAAAAGTAGGACGATTGTCCAATGCACGTTGACGGAGCACGTGGTCAAATGTAGCTTCACTCAAGTTATTCTTGGTACGAAACTCTTTACCGATGTCATCTAAAAAGAACACATCGCTCTTAACAACCTTGCTCTCGAATCGTGCCTTGTCTTCATTACTACCCCACCCTCGGGTAAATTCATCAACCATTTGGGTAAACGTAGCAAAGTAAACTGTGTAGCCAAGCTTTACTAGTTCTTTAGCAATAAGGCTAGTAAGAAGAGTCTTACCAGTACCCCATGAGCCGTGGTACATCAGACCCATGCCACCCTTAACAAACTGTTTGTGTTGGCTTAGATAAACGTTAGCAAGGTCTAATGCTTTAGCATCGCCATGGAAGTCTTCAAAACCAAGTCGTTGATAATTTAGTCCAATGCCTGCACGTAGGTAATGCTTATAAAGTTGCAACTGCGCTTTACAGTCACCACAATTATGGCCTTCACACGTTGGGCAGCCTCGTTTATTAAACGTTTCAAACTGAGGATACTTAAGCTCTAAATAATCAATCTCATCGTCTGACAAGAAATCAAACTTAATATTTACGTAGTCGTTTTGCCAATCAAACAGCGAATCGTTTAAGGAAGTCATCTGTATTCATTAACCCTTCTGAACTTGGTCGGTTTTCTTCTTTTATCTTATCTTGTTGTAACTGAATGTATAAGGTGTCCTGAATCCATTTACTGCCTTTACTAAAGGCTGTTACGGTCATCACCATGTCGTTGATTTTGCCTTTGTGCTTATCAAATAGCAAAGCAACCATAGGGCCTGCATCAACTTTGTAACGCTCTTTAAAGCTTTTAAAAATAGCAACTTCCTTAATCCATTCAACCACATATTCGTAGCCATGCACTTCTTTATAACGGGATGCAAAATATATCAAAAGCTCACGTGGTTCTGCATTAGCAAGATCAATCTCTTTTACAAGCTCATTCTTGCTTTCTACTGGGACTACTTCTACAACATCGTCGTAGCTATTGTCGTCGTAATTGGCCAAAGGCCCATCAAAACTTTTCTTTTCGATCGTCATTTTTCTTTATTCCTCTAACTGATAGAAACTTATCACATACATCTGAAAACATCTGAATCTTCTTGCTAATCCATTCGCGTGTCACTTGATCAATGTCGTATAGCCCATTACCATTCGGTCCAATTGCTGAGATATTATTCTTATTGATTAACAGGAAACGCCACATGGTATCAACATTATTCTTGTCATTCTCTTCGTGGCCATATAATTGTACCCATTTTTCATCAAGCCCACATAGATACCCGACATAAACGAAACCATCACTAAAGACCTGAACTTCTTGTTTTCTACTTGCAATAATAGCTATGTTGCGTTCAAACATTGTTTCAGTTTGCTGAGCTAAATTTTCCATTAAACGTTCTTCTTCCAGCTATCGAAATCAAGAGAAAATTCTCCCCACTTACTTTTAACAGCATCCATGCTTTCTTCCTTAATAATATTATTTTCCATAAAAATACCTGCTACATCCCATGCAAATATGAATGGTATAGCAACAATAAACAATGGTAGCATTATAATCGTTGCAATGCCAAAACCAATAGTTAACATTGTTTTAAATAATTTTGATTGAGAATAACTATTAATTATTACTCTAATCTTTTTTCTTCGTTTTGAAGAAACTGTCATATTACCTTCCTTTTATTTCTTACTTTTGTAAGTTCTAAAGACTGTCGTAGGGATCATTTTCGATCTCGTCACCAACATAAATATTAAAGTCATCTACGCTGTCATATTGTTCAAAGAATTCAGGGAACTGCATCTCACCAATATTACAAATACGGATAACCATATGGTCATCCAATAAATCCATCATAGCTGGATCATCTTGCATATTTATAGCAACAGTACTGATATTGTCACTCCATTCATGAATGAAATAACTGACTTCATCTAAATCATCTACTACAATTAATCTTACATCACCATAAAGAGTATCAAAGATATCATCAGAATTCAAGTCGCCAAGGCGAACATAATCATATGCATACTTTGAATCAAGAGTTACCTGTACGAGTTCGCTTTTTCTTGTTAAAGGTAGCTTTTCTCTATATTCTTCGATGTACTCTCCATAGAATGAAGACATGTTTTCACTAAATTGTTTAGCAATTTTTTTGCTTAGCTTACCAACAATAAAATAGAATTTTGGTGCTAAACAACCTTCACCGTAGTAACTGAAAAAATCAAAACATATTTCGTTAATAATGCTTGGAGTCAAATACTCAGCACGCACTAAACCAAAACTAAATTTAAAACCATGTTCCCATACACGTCGATCAACTGTCTCGTACTCACGAAATGCTTCCATAGCGTTTTGGCTACCAAATACAATTATATCAGTTGCATTTTCAATCTCATCTCGCCATTCGCTACTAAGCTTTAATTCATCACCATGCGATACAAATATCTTATTTCGTACATCACCAGCGTGATGCTCAAATACATTTTGCAACAAAAAACTTTCATCAAGTGTTGGTACTTTTACGACAACACTATCAGGACCAGCTAGCTTGAGGCATAAGTATGCACTTTTTGCTATTAGACCTGGTGTTTCTTTGGCGCCAACAATAAGAAACCGCCTACCTGTCTTTTCTGTATATTCTTCAAAAGTAGAAGGTACTCCCATACTTTCGATTAGCATACGATAGTCAGTTTCTAGAAACCTGCCATATTGTGCTAAAACAGCAACCATATCCACCGATGGATTAATAATCCATTCATTAATCATCGCAGTTTCCTACCAAAAGGGATCACATCATTCCATAAAGTGAAATGTCTCCATCTATCTTTTACCTGAATAAACCCAAGTTCATCAAACAATTGTTCTAATTCATCAGCGTTTTCAGTTTTAGGTTGTACAGGCGTAAACTGTAGATCCCCCAATGGTGGGAATGGTAAATCTTCATCATGGCTAAGCTCAATCAATGATTTTGCTTTGCGCACTATATTTATATGATCTTTAACTTTAGATTCTTTTTCAAGAACTTCTTCTAAATTGCCATAATCAGCAATAAGTTTTGTAGCCTTCTTAGGTCCAATGCCAGGAATACCTTTAACATTGTCACCCTTGTCACCCATCAAAGCCCAGATCTCAGGAAGCCTCCAAGGTTCTACGCCCCACTCTAACATGATAGATTCCATGTCATTGACTTCTTCATCAATATCTTTGTAGCTAATGCTAGGTTTTATAACAGTTATATTTGGTCGTATCAATTGATGTAAATCATGGTCTGCACTGACGATTACAATCTTATCAAAAATACCAGCATTACCCAATGCCGCAGTAGAAATAATATCGTCTGCTTCTACGTCTTCTATGCTCATAAAAGGTATGCCGCTTTTAGAACAAAGAAATTTAAATGTTTCTAATTGCGGTTTAAACTCTAAAGAGAATGCGTTATCCATTGTGTTTTTTGGATCACGTTTCTTATCACGATTAGCTTTGTATTCAGGATCAATGGCTAAACGTTTGGCACTACGGCCTTTATCAAAAGCAATAAGAACATGCGTAGGTTTATGTTTTCTAACCATACTAGCAATTACATTAAAAGCACCATAGATTCCCCAAGTGCCTGAACCATCTGGAGCGCTCAGCCCCTGCCTCATCAAACCACTAAATGATCTAATGAACACATTATGCCCATCAAACAGTAATAATGTTTTCTTGTTCATGTTGGATTGTTGCCTTTTCGATATCTTAGACGATGTTTCTTTATTGGTTCTTTAAAAGCGTCTACTCTTAATACTATTAAACGTAGTTGCCTATCTGTCATCTTATTTGCCCTACGCAATGAATGAGCAATTTTAAGAATGTCATTTAGACTGTAATGACGATAACCACCAGGTGTTCTAGCGATCTCAATAGGGTTGCCCATTGAATCAATAAAATATTTTTCTTTTTTCTTAAAAGCTCTTGGAGTTAAATCAAAAAATGCTGCAGCCATAGTCTGCGTGTAGATTTGATCATCGTCACGTAGTTTTATTAATCTTTTTGGTTTATTAGATGCTTCTGACATAAAAGGCTGAACGCACCTTGCCTGGGGTTGTTGCCTTTACAATTTGCTCCATGCCAATATTGCCAAGCTTGAGTTGTTTTTCTAAACACTCTTCATTGAGTTCATAGACACGTGACTCGACTGTGCTTACACCACCATCAGGCTTTTGAGTTTTTGTAATTGTCTCAACAATGTTAACGACTGAAATAAATTGATCGTGGTCTAATACATCAAACAAAAGATCAACATCAATATTAAGTTTGCCACCAGATACTTCTTTGGATAATTTAACGCCATTCTCAGGGCTTACAAGGTAACCACTTTCTGTGGCGTAATCTTTACCTGTAGATGCAATGCGCATATTAATTACTTCTGTTGCGTATGCTTTAAGAGCACTCTCACGGCCTTCAATAACGTCTTTAGCATTGCGTACAGCTACAAGCTCTGTAGCAAGTGTATCAATTTGAAAAGGTGTGATTTCAGGGTGTGGTTGACTAATGTCTGTTTTGCCTAGCTCTTCCAACACAGAACCCATAACTTCATCAAGGTTAACTAAGTTAACATCGGTTGCACTATTTCTACGGACTTCAGCTCGGGTAGCAGCTTTGGGTGATTCTCCATACAAAGGTTCTGTAACCTCCTGTAGGTTCCCAGTTGATAGTCCCTTGCGCTTTGGCATGATTGGTTGACCCATTATTATTCTCCTTACTTGTGTTTGTATTTATATTAACATAATAGTTGAAAGGAATCAAACTGGCTTAAGCCTTTCTGATTTCCATGCTCTTTGTTGTGATGTAGTAAATATCTCCACCAACACCTTGAGCTGTTTTTGCTGCAGTGCGTGCTGCTTTAATAACATCTGTTTTAGTCCATGGGCCTTGATCACCCAAACTGCCAAATGCTTCGCTTGCTCCTGATCCCATTGCCCATCTTCCACTAACTGGAATAGTAACGCTGAAATCTTCATCAATAATTAAAAGATTGCTATCCCATGCCATAATAATGCCAGCACCAAAAGTCTCTACTTTTTTTGAGCTTTCAAGAGCACCGTGTTCATTCAAAGCTTCACGCATAGCAGGAACAATATCTTTTACAGCAAATTTATCTACTTCATGAAATTCACGGAACTCGGGCCATTCAGTCCAATATTGTATAACTTGCATAGCTCTAATGCTTCCACAGCCACCGAATATATACCTACGGTCTTTGTCCATCCATAATTTACCTGGGCCTTCATCGCTCTTAGAATAATCAAAGGAGATTTGAGAGTCAGCAGCGATGACAATGCCATCCATTTTTGTAATAGCTGCAGATAGCACGGTCATGACTTAGTATCCCAATCAGGTTTAGCAGTATGTTTAGTTATAGTATTTTGATCTTCTAAGTGGACCCAATTGTCGTCTTCGCCAATAATGTCCCAGCTACCTGGGTTTAGATACTTAACGATTGGCATGCCACAATGTTTACATTCAGTCATTAGTAGTAATCATCCTCATCTACATTAGGCTTTTCGTTCTCCTCTGACGTTTCTGTAGATTCTTCTTCTGTAGTTTCTTCTACAACAGCGACTGGTTCAGCAATAAGTTCGCTGACTACATTCTTAAATTGAGGACCAACGACTTGATCCCACATAGCAGCAAATTGCTCTTGCAATTGTTCTGTGATCTCACCATGATGAAGTATAATCTCACAACCAACTTCTGGCTTGATCCAATCCCATTCGCCTTTGGCGTTCTTTACTTGGAGAGTGCCTCCAATGCTTACACTAAGCTTGAGTTCCATATGCTTCCTTTTCTTCGGGACTACTTTCAATAATCCAAGCAAACAAGTCCATAAGTTCTTTTGCCTGGTTTAAGATGTTTGGTTCAATATAAATATCATTCATCATAGTAGCATTAATTAGTTCATTAAGTACAGTATTAATTTGCTTAATTGCTTTTTCACGCATGACATACTGATACTCTTTATTTACTGGCGGTGCTACAGGCACTTCTATGGGAGTAGCTTTTGCAAGCTGAGTCTCATTCTGATATTGTTTCATCCTTTTACTAACTGAAACAAGCTCAGCACCTAGTGCTATTTGTAAACCACTTCTAAGCAACCTTGTTTTGGTTCTCATATAACTCCTTACTTTTTAATACTTTACTGTTGACTACTATAAAAGTCAAATTGGTGCCCCAGGCAAGACTCGAACTTGCAACCTGCGGGTTAGAACTCCGATGCTCTATCCGTTGAGCTACTAGGGCAATACTTTAATTAGTATCATAGATATTTACGTCTATGCCATTTTCACGTAAAATATCCATTGCTTGTTCAAAATAAGGGTTGCTCATATCATTAACAACCCTACGCGATGCAGACTTGATAACACCTTTAACCCACATTGTATTAGCACTATAATTACTAAACGCAGCAATAAGTTTTGGCTGAGCTGGGATCTGTGCTAATTCTAGCATAGTCTTTGCTGCCCAATTTAAATCTTTAGCCATTACTTCTTACATTTACAATTACAGTTGCCACCACATGAGTTTTTCTTCTCAGGTGCTTTGGTCTTTTGATAAATACCATTCTTTACACCTTGGCTAAACATATGAATAAAAGCGCCAACACCCATAAAAAACAATGCTGGTAAAATTAGTACTAACATTACGTGCATTATTGTTCCTTTTTCTTTGGTGCAGCCTTCTTAGGTGCTGCTTTCTTCACTGCTGGTTTATCTTTCTTTGGCTTTGCTGTTGGAGCTTTATCTCCCATTGGAAGTGGAAGGTCTGGAATGCCGGGTCCATTATTACCACCAAAAGTTCCTTGCAACCAATTCAAAAAGTTTTGTCCTGCACCCATTATTATTCTCCTATGTTCCAATCATTATATGATCCCAAGCGCACAACATGTGCACAAGGGTCTCCACCGTCTTCCCATGACTTTTCTTCGCTATCATGCATAGGAAAACCATCATGGGTACTGCAGAACTGTTCTGAGCAGAAACCATTATCTACTCCATATTTTAACCACTCATCAAAATCCATTATAGCTCCTTGATATACTTACTGTATTTTTTCTTGTTATCTTTTAGATAATCTGGATAAAAATCTGAATCTATATCTACTAGTTTTAGTTCGTATCCACGACCAAGTGTATCAGCATTGTTCTCAAAATTCAAATCAAGGTTTGATTTAATTTGGTCAGTATTACATTCTGTATGAGCAAAAGCTTCAATCTTGTTTTTAATGAATGTAGTATCTCCACAAAAAGTCCAGTGCCATCCACCATTGGGGATATTTAAAGAGTTTACACCTAACCTAAGTTGAGTAGCATTAAACCCAGCTCGACGGTATTCGCCTACGCTGCAAGCCTTAGCCTTCCACCATATACCTTCACCAAGGTTTTGGTTATTTAAATAATATTGATGAATAACCATTTCAAATGAATATGTGAAATCAGGATCAAAGTTCTCAATAAGAAATTCAATAGTTTTAGGGTTAGGAATTTCATCTAAGTCATTAATAAGAACAATATCATCATCATTATATTCTGATAAATCTAGAATAACATCCCGTTGATAATTTTCTTTGCCCCACTCACTAAGGCCCTCAGGAAACTCAATCTCTACAACTGTGTGTTTTGGGTGCTTGATGGTATTAGCAAGCATTGGTTTATCAAGACCAGTAAAAGTTTTGTTAGCTTCAATCGTGTAGAAGCGATCAACCACATTTTCTAAAATGCCAAGCCGCAATTCAAGGATATGCGTCTCGTTATAAAATGGGGTAATGCTAACTACACGTCGAGTCACTTTGCCTGTTCCTTAAGTTTTCGTGCCATCTTAGCTTTATTGGTAGCACGATTAAATACATTCATCCATTGCTTACCAATGGCTTCCCAAGTGTTTGTAGATGCCCATTCATAGGCTTTCTCTGCACGTTCTGCAGCTTCCTTTGGATTATCCATAATGTGCTTAATAGTCTTAGCAGCATCTTCAACGCTCATTAATGGACGCATACGTTCATTATCATTATCTTTAATAATCCAATGAGATGGGGTGTGCCCACTAGGGATTCTCCAACCACGGTCATCGCCAAGAATTTCAGGGACTGATGTATTATCAGGAGCAACAACAGGTGTCTTAGTAGACATTGCTTCTGTGATACTTAGGCCCCAACCTTCACCGTGAGTAGTGGTAAGGTAAACATCGCTAGCGTTGTAGATTTGGTTAAGGAATTCAATTGGGAATCCGCTGTGTGCACCAAATTGCCTTGGGTCTGGTACAGTAAAATCTTTATTTGGATCTAGCCCAAGTGCACGAGCCATTTCAAGAATACTTCCACCAAAGTCTTTTTCTTGCATATGCATGTAAAGGAACGCATCCTCTACTCCCATATTGCGTAATTCTTTAAGGATCATAAGACTTCTTGAAACATCTTTGCGACCTTGGTTACGATTAACATTCGTAATCAAAAATTTATCTTGAAGCATAGGGAAGATCATGCTTTTAGCTTGTTTCTTTTCTTCTGGTGATAGTGGAAAGAAGTCTTTAGTATTGGTTCCATGGTAAATAACATCTTGCTTATCAGCAATGTTACCAATTACTTTACGGCTTTCGTTCTTTGCGTACTCAGTATAAGCAACAGGGAAGTCAAAACTAGATACACATTGGTTGACCCATTCTTCACGTGGAGCACAATCGAATGGATAGTAGTAAATAGTCGAGAACGTATTTGGCTTAGTACGTTGCAATTCAAGAATTTGAGGAACAATATCCAATACAATAAACGTATCTTGAACAATAAATACGATGTCATAATCGCCTTGAGCAAGGAGGTCTAGGAACACTTGACGACCAAAAACATCTCCGTATGGTCCTTGTGTACGTAAAGCACTAATAGCAGGCCATAGGCGACCAGGCCAAAGAGTTGTATCGTAAGGCCCACCATCATAATTAACACCAACTACGTCAATGTCATAGCTGCCAGTCTTGTACAGTTCTCCCATGATATTTTTCATCACGGTACCAAACCCTGTGCTACAAGCATAGTCACCCCACGCTAGTACCTTAATCTTGCTCATGAATTCTTCCATTCTCTTGGACTCATATTAGGATCATTATAGGGCTTAGCATAGACCTCTTTCAAGTCTTTACGAGTACTTCCCCACTTTTTTTCATAATACTGACCGCTCTTCAACGAATTAAGAGGTTGAGTGAGTTTTTTTGTAGTCTGGTGTCTAATATGCACGTAAGGGATGCTTGTTTGTATAGTTTTGTATCCAAGCAACTTGATACGATATTTCATATCAGTATCTTCCCACCAAGCTGGATCAAAATTCTCATCAAACGTTCCACACTTTTCAAAAAAGTCTGGTCGTATTGCAAAACAAGCGTAACTTTGATCTTCAACAGCGTATGAAACATCGCCAACTATTTCATCATCCCATAAGATTTGTGATGGGTCACTTAAAGCATCAAACATGTCTACTGGGAATGCCATTACATAATCATCGGGCATTGCTTTAGTTTCACGAGCTAAATAATCTATAGTCTTTTCAGAAAATAGAACATCATCATTGCTTACAATGATTACATCACACCCATCAGTAATTGCATTCTTGATACCAGTATTCCATGCTTTAGCTAATGGAACTTGATAACGGTATTGTGGTTGGATATAAAACTTTACATTATGCTCACTATTAGCACTATAGATCATATCTATTGCTTGATCAAAATTATTAAGAACAGGAATTACTAAGCCAATTTTCATTGATAAAATGGATCACTTTCTTTGTCTTTTTTATTTTTATTAAACTCTTTAACGCTTGCATTCTGTGCAGCACGGCATGCTTCGCATGGGATTTCTTTTTTTCGCCTGTGTGCACCATAACCAGAACGTGTCCCACAATCTGCTGGTCTACGACCACGTCCTTTAATTTTTATAGAAGTAGATTCAACTTTTTCTTCTTCTTCAATATATTGATTATTTAGAAACGCAATATTAATATTAACCAATTCTATGCCAAGTTTATTACGTAATTCTCTACGTTCAGTTGGTCCTGTATTAGCCCAATGCCCATATTCTTCATATTTGAGTGCATGATCAAGGCATTGTGTGGATACTGGACAACCATCGCATTTGTCTGATAGTTGTTTTGATGGAGCTTTACCATGCGATGGATAGAACAACTCAATATCCATTCCTTTACAGGCAGACTCTTTTTGCCATTTATAATCAATTTTAGTATCCATAATTATTGGAAAGATTGATAGCTGGAAGGGCCTCGGGAGGAGTCAAGGTATGAACACCGACTGCAACTCCCGAGGAAGACCAGGCCCTTCTGGAGAGGCTGTAAAGCTCTCTCACTTCATTAGCTATCTTTTGCTCTTTTTTACATTATCCTTTCGGAATTGCTCTGCTTTTTTAAGCAAATTTATGATATATTCTACAAAATCTTCAATTTCTTGGAGTGATCGTGGGCTATTTCCGCCCACAGCAATGGTCTTACCAATCAAGGTACTATGCATCTGACCACTGGTGATCATGTCCATCATGTCTCGTTGGATCTGATCATACTTATTAATTGCCATTTATTATTTTCTCCTCTACCAGCCTTGTCCGCAACCATATTGGTCAGGAACGTAGCCACTTTTTTCGATCTCACGAGCAATTGTTACCTGCTCTTCTGGTGTTGCTAATCCTGCATTCTTGGCAAATTTTAAACCGCCAAATTTAATCCAGTTAATATTAGTCATTCCTAGTCCACCACTGTAGTAGGGGCCTATGTAATGCCAGTTACCACCCATTTCACAGATGTTAACTTTTTCCCAAGCCAACATAATTGGCCTAGAAAACAATATCACTGGATATACTACTTTTTTAATCTTTTGAACCACTTTTGGTGTTTCTTTGTTTGTTAATACTTTTGGGGTGCTAGCTCCAACATGATTAATAACCATACTGACAGCTAATACTGAGATTGTAATTAAACGTCTCAAGATTATCCTATCTCTCTAACAATAAGGTCAGTTAGTTTTCAATAGATCTCCCTTCTTTAAGTTTATAAAACATATCACGATATGGGACCAGAGTCAAATTAAAACAAAAATCCAAACGGTGTTACATCAATAGTGTCTTCCATGTCAGCATGCTCGTCTATAATACCACGAATTGCTTCTGCTTCCGCTCTCCGTCTCAAAACTTTTGCATCTACTCTTTCTTCAATAGTATTTACAGCTACTGGACGATATACCCATGTTTTGTCAACTCCTTTTGAGCGAGAATCGGCACGATTGATACGATCTTTACGTTGTTTGTAATCTGCATATGTACGTGGTACTTCAATGTTCCAAAGGTATGGTGCATAAAGGTTTGCACCTTCTTGGAGTACATCACTTGTAATTAATACAGCTGGACCTTTAGCAGCATTAAATAGTTTCATGTTTTCTGCTGACTGATCAGTGCTCATTCCAACTCCCCAGATAGGCAAAATAAGAACATCTGGGTATTGTGCTTTTAACGCTTCGTAATATGGAAATAGAGTGCCGTTTGTCCAATATGTAAACAAAACAACTTTTTCATTTTTTTCAAAATAAACGTCAAGATTATTTATAATCAACTGATATTTTGCACTATTCTGGATGCTGATGTCATTACCAAACTCTGCAACAATTTCTTTAGCAAACTTACCATTACTGTTTTTAAGACCTTCAGTGGTATTGCAAATCATACGGAGTACGTCAATATAGCTCCAGTTAGCAACTTGGTTATCTGGATTATAACGTTCACGAGCTTGTTCTTCAGCCCAATCATAAATAGCACGGTCAATATCAGAAAGTTCATATACAAGCTTTTTTGGAGTGCTTTCAGGGAACTGTGCAGCAATAATGGGATCGCTTTTCATTGCAATGTGAGTCCAATTTTCGTGTTTCTTACCTAATAAAGAAAGTTTTGCACGATCCCATTCTTTTACATATAGTTCTTGTACAAAACCATTGCTATACATGCTGAACTCTTTACCGTAAAAACGTTTAAAAACATCACGTTTCATGTCACTAACGTCAGGAATACCAGGGGCTACTACAGAAAAAATATTACGGATGTTCAATGGGCTAGTCGTATATGGTGTAGCCGTTAATGCTAGAGCTTTTGTTTCGCTATCCGGTGTGTTAATAAGAGTATGAAAACCTTCTCCCAACAGACTTTCTCCGCTGTTGATTTTTTGTGCTTCATCAATAATGATAAGTACACGTTGCCCCTTGATCATGTTCAGGATTTGCAATAAATCTGTACGGTCGTAGGACTTAACTTTCTTTCTCTGGCCTGGCACTTTAGCCATATTGCCTTCACGTACTTTTTCGTAGTTAAGAACTAATACTTGGTTAGTGTTTTTTTCGTACATGGCGTGGCGAGCTTTGCGAGTCATCTTTTCTGTTACACGTTCAACAGTTAAGTGTGTCATCCGCTTAAACTCCTGTTCCCAGTCGTATTGTTTGATCTTCTTTGAAAAGACCAGCACCTTGTCAATGGCACCATGATCAAACAGTTTCTGGCTAGTGAGGCAACTCAATAAAGTTTTGCCTGCACCTGTATCCCACTGGACTAATACTTGTGGGTTTTCTGAGAGCATTTGCTTCCAGACATAATTAAGTCCAACATGCTGAAAAGGGAATAAATGGTTCTCAACCAAAAAAGGGCTATTAACTTCATATGGTTCAGAACTGCACATCTGTAAATCTATAAAATCGTTTTCAGCTTCTTTATCCTCAAAAATTAAAGAATAATCATTATTTTCTACAAGCTGAGCAAACTCATCAATCCTGTCACGGTTTTTTAAAGTACCGTAATTATCAAGCATCAAAAGTTTTTTCTTGACTTCAGGGTCCAAGGAGCTGTATCTTAGTACTCCATTGAGTAATTTACTCTTTTGAACATATATAGTCTTCTCTGAAGGCATGAGTAAATATTACCATAAACAACAGAAAAAATCAATCTACGTTGTAAAGATTTACATTGCTTGAGATCCTATTTATATTAAAAATAGCTGGATGATATTCAGAATTCAACTGAAAATAAGGTTTACTACTAATACTACGTCGTGAACTAATTTCATTGGTTTTACTCACTCCAATGTAATTTATATCAAGATTAGAGTAATATGAGTTTTGTTTATATTGTGGAATAATACTTACTCCAGTTACATAAACATTAGGGTCTAGAGCTGTCATACGTATTTGTATTCCACTGGCTGGTAATCCAGATGCAGTACTTATAAAACTATTTGCATCATTTACACCAAGAGTGATTGGATACCAACCTGTTTTTCCAGTAATATTGTTGTTTTGTGTATTAGTAAATTCATAACGCACTGGGTGATAGAATGGTGCAAGCATACTTACATAAAAAATTTCGTTAATTGTTGGTACAATCTGCCTTATAACCATTACGAATGATACGTAATTGCTACCGGTAAATCCTTCTAGTTCTACATCGAACCAAGTATTTATTGGCATAGTTCCTGGTGTATAAATTTTATAAGCTAGTTCAGATAAGTTACCTAATACATCAGTGCCAATAAGACTTGCTCTATAAGTTCCTGCATTATTTTTTGGCAATAGTACACGTACTGTTCCACTAACTCTCATATTGCTATGGTCGGATGGCCCAATCCATTTATTAGTTGGTTGAGTGAAAACACCTAATTGATATAGTGAATATGGTACGCTTGCGCTACCACTAATCACTAATTGAATTGTATTTGATGGTATTGAAGTGCTATAATTAGTTCCAGTAACAGTAGCTATATTAAATCCAGAAGTTACAGCAACTGTACTACCACTCACAGTAGTTCCAGAGATTACATTATTAGTTGTTGGATTAATAAATCTAGTTTTTAGACTAATATTAGTAGAACCAGAAGCTTGGACATTGGTTAAAAAGTAGTAATTAAACCCACCGGCTTGTGTATAGCTTGCATAACCAACTACACCAAACGATGGTGCACCAAATTGCAATTGCCAAGTTTGGATACCACTTGCATTGACGTTTGGTATAGTAAAGTTAAATGCTGCTGTATAGTTCCCACCGCTAACACTTAGTCCGCTAGCAGTGCCACTAAGACCCGTTGATGGATTATAATAATTTACAGATGTACCAGTTATTGTAGTACCACCAAGACCTGACCAATTTAAAATTGATCCAGAGTATGGTAGGAAATTAGCGTTGTAGTAATTAAGAATATTATTGCCAAAAGAATACGCTGCTGATTGGATACCATATTGAGTATTAGGTTGACCAGATATTGCATAAATAGTACTTGTACCAAGCGTACCTATTTTTGTACCGCTAGCATTAATGAGCATGGTGCTTAAAGTTGCAGCACTAATGTTATTCATCAATGTATTATCATTGCTAATTGTATTGCCTTGAGTTAAAAAACTTTGCCAGTCAGTAGTTAAACCACCAATATTAAATGCGTTAAAACTATCAATGGTAGAGAACCATGGTGTTACTGCAATTTCGTCAACATTAAGGTTAATGTAATCAACACCTTGGCTAGAGAATCCTGTGTTTGATCCATTGCTTGAAATAAAATTTTGTGGTGTTCCACGTAGATCATCAAAATTATTTTCAAAAAATGAAGTAATGTATCTAATACCAGTAAAGTAGGCTTGGTGCCAAGTTTGATTAATGTTTACTTGATTATAAACATGGACACGATTGTCTGGAAATCTTCTTTGAAGGAATTCATTATATGAACTATAGTTATAATTACCATTAGAATCTAATAGTTTGTAACTAATACTTGGGTCAATGATATATGAACTTGTATTTATAGATTGTGTAGTAGGATTATTAATCTGTGTTGAGTTAAGATTTGCAAGACTTGGAAAAGTAGAATTATTACCAATATTTGCAGTTGCATTACCCAGGATAGTTGAGTTACTAATCTGTTGGTTTAAGATAGTTGAAACACCAATAGCACCTGGGTTAGTAATTGCATATTTTACTGCATTACCGTCAATAATATTTGCTTCTAGTTGAGAGAAGTAATTTTCAACATCATAAGGAAAAACATTAATAGTTTTATTAATTGAATCCAATGGCAGGTCATATACTTCTGGTATAAGTTTTATAAATTCAATTTTTAAATACGTGCAGCTTACGGTTGGTAAATCGTATAAACCTTTTCTTAAAGAAAAATCTCTTTGAATAGGCGTCCAAGAGAAAGTGCTTGGATCTACTGTACCACTAATTGTTGATTGAATAGTGTAATAGACATTAAATTTGCAACCACTGTACAATGGATCAATGTATAGTCTATTAATTGTTTTTGGCGTTGGATCGCTAACTTTCATATAAAAATATACGATTGAGTCTTTTACAGGTTGTGGAGCACATTTCCAATATGTTGAATCATTAACAAACATATTAGAAACACTATTAACTGAATAAGAATATGTTTCTACAAAATTAAAACGATTTTGTGTAATAATAGAATTAGAACCACTAACAACCGCGGCAGGAATATCAGAATTATTTTTAACAATTAATTTGATACTAAAGTTTTGTACACCTACTGAATAAGCAATATTTGTTAAAGTATTTCCATTACCCGAGTTAGATTGAACAGTTTTATTCCTTGTAATGCGAATAGATATTTCGCTTACACCAGTTAATGGATAAGTAAAATTACTTGTTCCATTTGTACCTGATACTGTAGCTGGTGTTGGGTTAGTTGGTGCATTGTATTCTAAACGCAACCAATTAGTAGTTGTGTAAATGTCTCCACCACCGGCAATTGAGAATGTTGAGGAACCGGGCAATGGATTATCATTCTCGTCTAGTATCTCAACAAAACAAGGTACGTTAAGCACATCAAAAACAATATTGTTGTAATAAGTAGTATTTACAATATCGTAAGTAATTACTACAGGATTACTTGTAGGTCCACCAAAATCAGTACTTGAGATCCATGATTTTTGTAGTTGTGGATCAAAACTAATAATACTATTTGATTGATTAAAAATGTTTACATTGGGATCTGAATATCCAGTGCTTTGAATATTTGATAAAGTATCAATTACACCAGTGTGTGAATAAATTTTATTATAGACAACACCGTCAATAGTTAAAGGCGGATTAACCGATTGCGTTACGTATTCTTTTGAGGGGTCTGTATTGTTTGGTAAAATTGGCATTATTGTGCACCATAGACTGTTGATGTAACTTGGATAGAAGGAAGAGCAACGCTGTTTTCTGGGAAACCAGTTGGATCAGTACTGCTAACAAAATTAATATTCCCTGTTAAGTCAATAATTATTTCTTGTGTTTGCAAGTGAGCAAAATGTGGAGCTACGCTGCTTGTATTATTCTTTACCCAATATCTTGTGTTAGCACCTGGTTGTATATTTCCAGGTGAGTTCAAACCGTTTGCATTCACAGATGTTTGCAAATGAAAGTATTCTGAATAACCACCGTTAGTTGCTACGTAGTTTCCAGAAATTTGAGTAAGTGTATTAATAGGCGAACCAAAGCTAATTACAAAATTATTAAATGTAAAATACTTTATAGTATTCAAAATTGTATTAACTTTGCTTTGATCCCAAGTAAAGAAACCACTATTGTTAGTAGAATCCATTAAAGGAATAAGAACTATTTCTTGGGCTGGGTTAACGCCCGATCTTCCATAACCGGGTGTTCTCCAACTTTCTACAACATAAAACTTTGTTTGTGTTAATGCTTCACACATAGTGAGAACGCCCCACAGCGTTGAACCTATTTGAAAAGCTTCTGCAGCTCCCATAAGTCTTTCACGATAACTTGCATCTTTTGTACTGATTTCTTGCCATTGAGCATCAGTCAATTGATCAATAAAAGGATTTGTAGCAAAACTATAGATTTCAGGAGCAGTTCTTTTTACATTAAGAATTAATCCAAGTATTGTATCTAAATTATTAAATTCTATATTTTGCTGACCAAGCCTTGCAGCAAGCTGTAGGTTGTTAAGTTGTCCAGTACCACTGTTGCCAAGCAAAATATTCATTAACGTGGTGAGGTCATCACCACTATTAAAATCATAAATATCATCTGGAAAATTACTTACCTTTTGTATAAAGGTAGAGTGCAAAGCAGTGGGGAAAAGATTACCAGCCATTAGAAATTACTATTTCCCTTAACTGTAAAGTTAATTGCGTTAAGCAATGGTAATTGGTTGCTTGCAAGGTTAAAATCACTAGATTGTGTAGTGAGTATTGTTCCATCTAAAGCAACAGTATTAATACTTGTTACTTTAACGTTTGATACCCCTGGCACTGATAGGATTTGAGCTGCAAGAGTCGAGAAAGAAATACTTCCAAGATAATAAAAACTACTAAAATAAGTAGCAAGGTTATTAGCAATATTTGTTTCAACTGAAGTTGGAGTAAACCCAGATGAGAACACAATTCTAAGGTTAAGAACCAGGTTGATATAGTTTGCTTGGTGAACAAGAGTGTTTGTTCCTAATGGTCTACTTTGTTGTACCAACGTTTCTACAGAAACTACATCGCTATTATAATTATGGTTGTATTTCAACCATGACATAAGTGTTGGCAATGCAGGCCAACCACTTGGTGGCGTTGTTACATCAAATGCAAGGCCAGTTGTTTGTAGTACACTATTTTTATTGTCTGTTGTGTCATAAATTGGGTAAACTAAAGTTTTACCGCTAATTGCTGCTGTAGTTGCAGTACCTGATGGTGCAGTAATATTTTGATTTACATAAACACCACTGGATGTTACTTGTGTAATATAGTAACCAGATCCTGATGCAATTGCACTATTAGCGAGTGCTAAACCTGGGTATAACTGTGATAGACCATTGGCATTTGTTACTGGAATAAATGTTGTTCCATTCGTAGTTGCTCCTGATACAACCGTACCTGTAAACGTTACCCATGGATATTTATTTAAAGCAATTGGGTAAGTAGTACCACTACTTGTGCCAACATTGTAAAGATAAATATTGTCTGCTATTCCACTAGTTGATGTAGACAACTGAGATGGGAAGTTGATAACAGGTTGTTGGTTTAATGGGATATAAATATCATTAGCAATTGTTGAGTTTGTAGTTGCTACAGCACCACTAGCCAATGTGTAGTTAACAGTGTTTAGACTAGCAATCGCGTTGCCTGAACTTAAAGTAAATGATGGATTAAAAACAACTTGTTCAGTTGCTGAAGAAGCTGACGTACCATTAATAAAGATATCAATAAAATTACCACTAGCAAGTGTTATAGACCTACTTGATGCTGGGCAATATTCTGAAATTAATTGTATTTGGTTGCCAGCAAATAGTGCAGTTTGGTTGGCATTGTTTGCAATAGTTACTACTAGAGGGGCAGTTGGGTTTGTAGGATAGTAATAATCAGTGTTGTTTGCGTATACTATTTGTGAAGGCGTATTAAGGTTTGAACCAATTAATTCATTACCCTGCGGGTAGACATATCCACCAAAAGTACCATTATATGACAATGTACCGCTAGTACCAATGTCAGGGTTTGCACTTTGAATATAACTATAGTAACTAACACCACTTACAGTGGTAACGCCACTGGTAGTAACGCTTGCACCTGGGATAGAAGTACCGCTACCAATCATTATACGATATGGTAAACCTGCGCTATAATTAATTAAAACACCTGTTCCATTGACTGTATTAGTATTTGAGTTAGGTGATGCAACAATTTGATAGTTTGGTGCAACACCACTGATCATTGCAGTTATTCCAGAAGCTAACGCACTACCAGTAACTGAACCGGTAAATCCACTGCTTGCAACGACTGTGGTCCCACTAAAAGTAGTACCACTAATTACGCTAGTCATACCAGAATAAGCTACAAGCAGCATGGTAAATGCATTGCCTGTTCCACTGATTGATGAATTAATTTGTAGTTGTTCGCTATAGAAAGTCTGTTGACTAACTGTGTTAGCAAGAGTTACGTTTGGATCTTGAAGAGCAGTAAGAATATACTTACCTTGTGTACCAATGTTGTTGTTAAAAGCTGTGCTTTGCCATCTAGCTCGTAAAGAAGCATCACTTTCTGGGTCAAGACCACCAGTTATTGCACTATTGTTAACTACTGATGTAATACCAACAAGTGAACTAACTTTTGTAGTAATTGCACCAGTTGGTACATTGCCATAAGCTCCAGGTAGTGTTGCAATGATTGGAACGTCAACGGATGTGCTACCAACGCCAATAATTGCTGGTGCAGAAGTTGCGTAGTAAATTGCAGACGTATAATTAGTGCCAATTGGTACAGCAATTTGTGTACCTAGTGGGATATCAATAATGTTAGTTGATGGAGTATTAACAGAAAAAGTTGCAAGCCCAGAAGCTCTTTTACCAAATTGGCGATAAACACCAAACAAGTTACAAAATGTATCTAATTCAATACCATTCTTTGTGTTAACATCATAACTATATGTTTGAAGAACAGAGTTATTGTTAGCAAGAGCAATTTCTTTTGCAACAGATTCTAGGATTTTATACGTGGCTGTACCAACGCTGACGTCCCAGGTGGGGTCGTATACTGAAAGGGCGGCTTGTAGCCTAGCGAGAACTCCTGAGGTATCAGCCATTAGTTATATTCACTCCGTTGCTATTGATCGTCAGATTAAGATTTACCGTATTGTTATTCAAAGTGTTTAAAGCAATAGCGGCAAATATTGTTGTATTCTGTATCGATACATTTACCGATACAATGTTTTGTATAATTTCACTTTTATTCCAGTTGGCAAGCTGTGCTGTATTTTGTGCTTGTTGTAGATATAATGCTTGTTGACCCTGGTATAGTTGTAATACGCGAATGATTTCGTTTGTTACTGTACTAATGGTTGATGCAGATTGTGTCCCACCAACCAATTGTGGCAATAGGCTACCAAAGTTAGGCGTGGTGAATCCAGTGCCAATGGGTTCTTTTAGCCATAAAGATATGTCTTGTACTAACTTAGCATTACCTGTGGAAAACTGTATTTTTCCTGTACTAAGTTTAATATCACCGTTGCTAACTGTTATAGTCTTCATAGTATCTTAGGCAAAATAGGGCTTTTTATACATCAATACTTGATGATCTTGGTAACTACGGCATATGGCTGCATATTATTGTGGCCAGAAGCTGTTGTAGCGGTGTTTCCGCTGGTTGTAAGCCCCGTTTGGGCAGGCACTGTAAAAGCAAGACCAGGAATAGATACGCTACCGGTAACTGCTTGAGAAGCAATAGAAAGAGATGGAATCGAAAGTGCAGGTATAGTAGCACCATTAACGGTGAGTGAAGGGATGCTAACACTAACACCAGATAGACTGTGAGTGTGACCAGAGTCACTACCAGAAGTAGTAGCACTAGAAGTAATACCTGTTGTTGCAGATTGAGTTGGGTTAGCAGTACCAAAGTGGTTACTAGGGGTTCCGGTACCATAAAGGTTTCCACCACCAGTAGTGTTGTATACCATAAAAGCATAAGATCCAGCACTATGTGTGTGACCAGGATCTGTTATACTTACACTTGTACTAGCACTAATATTAGCAGTACCGGTTCCTGTAGTACCAGAACTAATACTAGCACTACCTGCCACAGTAGTAGTTGAATTGGTAGTACCAGTTCCTGTAGATCCTGAACCAGTAGATCCACCGGCTGTATTCAAACTGACAGTATTGCTAGTTCCTGTACTAGTTGTAAGGCCTGTTTGTGCAGGCACTGAGAATCCATGGGAGTGAGCTACTAAAGGAGTTTCTCCAGATACCAATACGTGAGTTTCTTCACCGCTATAAGTAGCTAAAGCTCTAAGGGTAAGCCCTGTACCACTGCCTGCACCAATCGTTGTACGACCTCTAAGATCAGGTACGTTAAAACTAGATCCAGTTCCACCCCATGTATAACTAATGGCATTGAATAGACCACTATATGTAGTTGTAGAATAACTAGATCCATCACATAGAAGATACCCAGATGGTGCAACAGGGCCAGCAAAATCAAGAAGCGTTCCTGCAGGTACTCCTCCTGTTGCTGCACTGCTCGGTAGAGGTGTTGTACTAACTACTTGATTTTTTGTGCTATCAAATATGCCACCGTATAGATATAACCTATATAATGTTGTTCTTTTTTCTACCCACCAAACTTGGTTAGGTTGTAATTGAGCAAGTGTAACTCCTGGTGGCATAGCTTGGAGATCGATTTCAACTTGAAAACCTTTTGTGTCTAAAGCTAGACAATAATAATTTTGTGCAGCATTGTTTGCTAGGCTAAAAGGATGAAGTTGTGGAAGTGATGTAAGGCGTACTTTAATAACGCCCATTTTTTTATCATATGGATTTCCTGTAACACTCATGATATTACATTCGGCACTAGATCAAGCCCATAGTGAAGAATCTTATTACCCTTCATAGGAGCAGTTAATTGTACTTGTGTAGTAAATCCACCAGAACGGCTACCCTGGTGAGTAACACCCATTACATAAAAATGATAAACGTTATTTTGATCCATGTTTATCTTTATTCTCATACCTGGATAAAGTTCAGGCATAAATGTAAGTTGGACAGTGCTAACAAATTGGTTAACCCATTGAAGCATAAATTGTTGTAAAGCATATAAATATTCAATAGCATGACTGTGAATAACACTTTGCTCTTGGACCATTGGTCGCATACCATATCTATTCAAAAATGTAAGGACATTTTTTAAGTTAGTAGATGTTGGAGTATTTCCTGTAGTATTGTTATTAGTATTGTTTTGAACCAAATAAGTACCAAACAAAATTTCCATAGTGCTTGTATCTTGGATGCTAACAATACCATTTGTTGTAATATAATCTTGGAAACTAACTTGTTGACCAATACCGGTAGTATCACCGATGACACCTACGTGAGTAGCTAATTGGTTGTCATCATGATAAATTTGGAAATCCATAATTTCTACTGGGCTAATATCCATAACTGGATCAGTGCCATAAATACCATAGTAATCAGGGAACCAGGCAACAAAGTCACCATTTGGCGCACTTTGGTATAGACGAAGACCAGCACCCATAATTTGTGTAATGTCTTGCATTACTGGGTTATCAAGTAAAAACGCTCTTGGTGAACCTTGGATAACACTTGCTCTTACGTCAAATTGTGGAGCTTGAAAAAGAGTATTAAAAGCGTTGGTAAGGTTTAAAGCAGACCTTTGTGATGGGTCATTAGCATTATAATAACTACCATTGTTTGAACTATTTGAATTTAAAGTTGTAGTAGCGCCACCAAACAATGACAAAGGTCGTCTAGCTCCTAAATAAATAGAACCATTGCTTTGAGCTTTTTTATTATTATAACCGCCAACAATTTGGCTCCAATATATTGGTTGTTCAACAATTTGATCTTTTAATGGCCCTGAGCTTGTTTGTGCTGCAATGTACCAACCTTGATCGGGGTTAGCTTTTTCACCATTTGGTCCAGGTTGACCAAAGTCAATGCTTAATGTTGCCACGTGGTTCGGTGGTGGTGTATTATCTCCACCTGCTTTTGGCATATTATAAAAATACAAAGCATCACCAGCTTGTGGTTGCGCATTCACACCAAAATATGTTCCTAAAATTTGGTTGTTTAAAGGAACTGGACCGTTGACCATTTGTTTGTCACTCGGCGCAAGAGAACCAAATTGAGAATTTGTATTAGCATTCAATGAAGCATTGACGTTTCTTTTTTTAAATTCTGTATTCCATGCCCATTGAACCAGACCAGAACAATCAAAACCAACCCCTGGAGTTCTGCCACCATAAACATATTTAGTATGACCAACTTGAGTTCTCATATTACTAATAACTGAATTAACGATTGCTGTATTGTTTAATACATCTTGAGAATTAACACTAGCATTTGTTTGAATAAGATTTGAATTAAGACCATTCTGTGGACCAACGTTAACTACAGTTTGATCTGCCCATAAGTAAGTAACTTCTGAGTACATACTGCTTGTAGCATTTTTAGGGTCATACGATTTAGGATCGTTTGCGTTATTTGTAAGATATGCTATTACACCAGGGTGTACTTGAAAATAATCAACACTTTTATCAACAATTGCTTGGTTGTTTTTTCCTGTAGTTTTTTGTGGAACACTAGTTGTTCTTACAGCAACAACTTTATTATATCTTTGATTGATTAATAGTAAAAGTCTTCCATCGTTTTTACCCGTAACGTGGTTTTGTGCCAACCAAGTTTTGGCATTATTAATTTCAGTTTGGTTTTGTAGATTTAAATAAGAAAATGGGGCTGAACAATAATAAATGTCTTCAGTAATCAATGAAGAATTAACTGGGTTCATTGAGTTAGGCCCTGGGAAATAAGCTGGATTCCCACCAATTCCTGTTGTAATAAATGGTTTTGCTTGGCTAACAGAAATTTTAGTACCAATACCACCATCAGGTGCTTGGTTGTTTGTAAGTGTTTCAACGCCTGCAGAATTAGTTGTTACTGCATTTTGCCCACTAGAAACACCAGCAGCACTAATAATTTTACTTAATTCTTGCACAGAGTTCTGGTCTAGTCCATTTGCTGAACTAATCAAATTACTATATACTTGCGCTGTAAAATTAATAAAGCTATTTGGAATACCTTGGATGTGGATATTATTTGGATTCCAGTTGCATACGTTATAAAGGACATTGACGACTGCTTGCGCAATACCACCGTCATTAAGTGTGCTGTTGCTGCTTTGAGCAGCAGAGTCCATATAGTTAAGAAGAAGATTTTGAAATTGGATAAGCGTGTCATCCCAGTAAGTTGATTGCAATATTCTAAGCGTACAAGTAGCTTGGATCTGGATTGGAGTAGGAATTAAAGTTACAAGGGGTGCATATGTTACAAAACCAGTAAATACTTGTACGTAACTAGTTCTTTTTAAGAACACTACAATACGATCCATGGTTGATATAGGTGTAGAACCACCATCATAGTTATATTTAAACCCTGGGTTATTAAGGGTACAAGTAAAAGTACTTACGGCATTAATTTGTCTTTGTAAATTAAAGTCAACAACATCTGCTGATATATCTACAGGCCCTGAACTAGTATTAACAACAACACTAATATCAGGAGTATAAAAGAAAGTTCCGGATTGACCAGTTTCAATACTCATGCGCTTGGCACTCCACCGTTTTGACTATTAATGCTACTTGCTTTTGTATTAATTGCTCCTTGTACAATGCCAGTAGCATAAAGATCGACCCAACTAGCACCGTATGCTTCTTGATCATAAGCAGAAGGTGCATATGTAATCTTAGAACCAGCTTCCAAAGAAGATGAAGGGGTGTTTGCAATATTTTTTGTTAAGATATTCATAGTATAATTAGTAACAAAATAACTTTTAAAACGTACAAATTGTTTTTCTACAATTTGTATCCAACCATTATATTTTAGCGGTTGTAAAGGGTTCTTGCTAATAATAGTATTATATGTAGGTAAAGTTGGATCAGAATTATTGTAATAATTTAATTCCATTGTTGCTGCAGTCGTACCATTAACATAAGCTATTTGATGAGCATTGATAGCATCTTGAAATTTGTTTAATTTTGAAAAACCATCAGTAGGATCAATATCTTCAAAACCAAGATCTGGTTCGGTACCTTTTGGCTTAAGACTAACCAATGACCAAACAATTGTAAAATTAGCAAACATTTCAGCACGTCTAATAGGGAGCCAAGATATCCCGTCTCGTGTTTGTTGTGTTAAAAATTGATTAGTTGAACTAGTACTAATGCTTTGCAACCATACTTCAAATGTAGTTAATTTTTTACCATCAAATAATGTTATTGTTGCGTTCCCAGCCATTGCTGCCAACCTTCATCTACTATAGGAGATGTTTCGTGTATCATCCCCATACTATTACTCCATGCAAATCCATTAAAACTTTTTACGTTAGCTTGTGGATAAAGAATAGGTGTTGATATCCTACAATTAGCAGAATACATACCTTCAACATTGTTTATGTTTGTATTATTATCCATAATTAACTACCAGTTGTAAAAAGTTGAGAAGCATTAGAGTTTTCCAATGCTTGAAGAATATTTGCGGTTTTTGTACTTTGAGAAATTGTGCTAAGACCAGTCCATAATTCATTAAACCCAATGCCACCAGCGGTTGCTGAATAACTATTGAGAGCTTTTAAAGTGGCGCTTTGCGTAACAACTTTTGTAAGATCTTGTTGCACTTCAAAAGTAAGATAGTATGGGTAAGTTACTGTAGTGATATCCCAACCCATTTGAAAGTTTTGTAAAAATACCATAAAAGATAAATTTCTACTAGGAATACTAAAAGTCATAGGTTTTTTAGACTGGTTTTGGCTATCTTGTACAGTTTTAAAGATTTCATATAATTCCATAAGAGTGCCTCTACTGCCAGCATCACCTTGCACTTGCATAGTATTAATTCTTACAGATAATATTTGAGTTACACGGCCACCAATAGTATCGTAGCTTTGTGAGTTTACTTGGTACGACCAATTTAACGAATTAACATTAAAAGGGAAAGTATAAGTTTTACCAGTATAATTGTCTTTGATCGTGGCAGAACTAACCAACAATGGTTGGTCTAATGAGTTTTGACTGCCTCCTACGATATTAACTGCCATAATTTATCATAAATGTTTTGGTATTTTAGTAAGTGGTATAGTGCCAGTAGTATAACCAGCTGCATTGTTTTGCATAGAAAAGCTAAGAGCTTGTGCAGTAGATGGATTAAAACTAAGGCTAACATGTGATGTTGATGCATTATTGTTATTGCTTGGTGCTTTATATCCATAAATATCTTGTGTAGCAGTCGTATAATCTCCTGATTGATAGGCATTATAAGCTTCTTGGTAAACAGATTTTGGCACATTGATTGTACCTTGAGTTACTTTATTAAGTGCTTCTAGAGCATGTTCTTGTTCTTGTTTAAAAACATATTCTGAACTAGCACCTCTAATACGAAGCTGTCCGCCTGGAGCAGCTTGATTTGTCTGATCAACTATTTTCTTTACATTACCGCTAGCAGTAGCATCAGTGAATGCGACAGGTGCACCATATTTTTTTGCAGTTTGTACTTGTTTTACAACGCCCCATGCCCAATTACCTGCGTGTTGTGGTGTGTCACCTTGTTTATTTATAGCAGAACCCATTGAAGGTTGACTCATGATAGCAGATAAGATCATATATTGACCAGCGTTTTTATCATCAAACTTTTTTTGGCTACCTTGATAATCAGTTGTTGTATCAATTTGTGCCCAATGTAGGATTTGTTCATCAGAAGTATATGTAGCAGTCTGCAATTGTGCTGAAGTAGATTTACGTTCTGTTGCATATAGACCCATGTAACTTGTACCAAGAGCTTGCGCCATCAAAGCATTGCCTAATTGTGTTCCTAACAACTCTGTACCAGTTGCACCTTGTGCTTGCAAAACAAAGTTTCCTGCACCAAATTGAGCAGCTTGTGCACCTAGTTGCGCAGCTACAACGCCGGTAGCTCCTCCAGCAGCATATTGAGACATTCCAGTCATAAAAGCTTGATTACCATATGCTGTACTTGTTTGAGTATTATTTTCAAGTTGACGTACATAAGCAAAAGCGTTAGCAGTATCGCCCATGTTTACACCGGCAGCTAAACCACCACCAATGATTTGTTGAGTTTGTTGTGCATTTAAACCATATTGTGTCTTAAATTGCAAAGCATTATTAACATATTGTTGTATGTTTCCGCCTCTTAGACCAAGAGCTTGAGCATTGTTTTGAGCTTGCATAACATCGGCCATACTGAAAGATGGATTAAGATTAAATCCAGATTGTACAAAAGCACTAAGGGCTTGTCCAGCGCTACGTCCATAATCTACTTGACCAACGTTTTGTCCTTGTGCTTGGGCAAAACCAGTAATTTGTCGTGCTTGGTTAGCAATAGCAACGGCACCCCCGTAAATTCCGGATGCAATATTTGCATAGCCAGCAAATTCAGTAAATTTTGTTAATAGTTTAGATCCAAATATGCTTGTAATGTGGTCAGCAATTTTAAGCATTTTATCTTCAGTGCCACCGGAAACGATTTCGCTTGTGCGTTGTTGAATTGGTATGGTACTACCAGGATAATACGTTGGGTTACCATTTGCATCAAGAACATTTTCATATTTAGCTTCAGCTTGAGCTTGTCTAAGTGTTTCTCTATCAATACCAAGATTACCAAGAACACTTTTGTAAAAGCTACCAGCTCTATTTCCAAGTGTTCTAGTAATTAAATTAGTAGATTGTCTGTAGGCAACTTCTGCTGCTCTGCCTTCTTTTTTTTGAGCAATAATGCTATCAGCAATATTTGAATAATTATTTTTAAGTTGCGCTTGAAGCCTTGTTTGCAAAGAATCGTTAGGCACTTGATTATTAACTGTAGGTGAAATTATTTGGCTTAGAGCATTGCCAAAGACTCTTTTTCTACCATCGTCTTCTTCGTCATATCCACCAGATGGAGGTGCGTTTGGTGGTACTATATTATTGCCATTGCCACCAGATATTCCTGACATAAGATCGCTAAAGTCTCTAGACTTACCAGCGAATCTGTTATTAATGGAAGTTCTTTGTACGTTAGGGTCAGTAGAAAAGTCTACGGATGAAGTGATGCTTTGACTATATCCACCAGAACCAGTGTTACCAAAGTAACCAGCACCAGTGTTACCACCAAAACCAAGCATCTGCATAGCTTGACCCATATTGGCATTGCCGCCGAGGCCTCTTGCGCTATTCATCATTTCTTGCAATTGCATTACAAGGTTGCTAAATGTAGCTTGGTTAGCTTGTGCTTGTGTTGATACAATCTCTAAAATAGATTTAATTCCAGTAACAACATCTAAGTTTTCTTGGAAATAACCTCTTAGTTTGTCTGCACGATCAGTAACGCCAGAAATAGCGGTATCAATGGCTTCTACGTCGTCACGTATTTGTTTTGTTACAGAAGCGAGTTGTTGAAAACCTTGTACTGTAGAACCGGTATTATCTTGAAAATTTACCGGTATCTCAAGTGGATCACCTGTAGCCATTAATCACCTCCTATCTCGTCTATATCTATGCCATCAAATGGGTTGTTTAAAGTCATTTGTTCGACAAAAGCTGCGTCAGCGGCGATTTCTTCAGGTGTTCTTTGTTGAGGTTTTGCCATTTCTGCGAATACCTTATCGAGCTCACGTTGTTCTTCAATACTTTGAGGAGTAAGCCAGACGACATCGCCCATCTCTTCCTCTTCTTGTTTTTTCTTCATGTAAATGCTATGGAACTCTGGGTTGTTTATAAACAGATTCTGTTCAAAACGAAGTTCTTCTAACTCATTTTCTTGTCTACGTTTACGGATAGTATGCGTTACAAGGATTTGTTGTTGTACTACATTGAGGTTGCCTCTGGTAAAAACACCAGTAAGATTGGCAATCTCACTATTCTCGATCACATACGGATCTACTTCCCATCTTTTGGGATATCCAGTTCCTCTTCTACCTTTTCAAAGATATCAAAAGGGACAACTGGTTCAATAATACCGAGTTCTTGCAATACCATAATTACACGGTTTTCAAGAGAATCAATTTCTTCGTAAAGAATATCAATAATAGTATCATACCAATTATTGACTACGTAATCATACTTTTGTCTAACTACGTTAATATTTTTATTACCAGGGATTAGATCCCTACCATCAACACTAACCAATCCGGCAGCAACGATAGCAGATTTGTAAGAACGAGCGTACCCAACAGTATCTAGGTACGGCTTTGTCAATAGACTAATTTCTAGCTTTTCGTTAATAGTCAATGTTCTAACCACAAACTTGTGGAAAGGCACTTTTGTGACTTCACGTTGTAAATAACCTAAAAAGAGCAGGCCTTCGAAATCATCTTTCCATTCTTCTGGAAAGCTATCGATGTTCTTACTTGTTTCGGTCTGGGGGAGGTCTTCACTCCCCCATCCGATTCCATTCTTCGTTGTCATGTTTCCTTTGGATCTAGGGCTTCTATTCAAAGCCTACCACATTAGCTTAATTAGTTTTTGTTAAGGAAGCGGTTGTAAGGCTTCTTGCTTCTGCGGCTACGGAGTTCAACTTGAGCAAAAAACTGACCGTTAGTACCTGAAGCAGGAGTAGTAAGCGTTGTACCAGCAATGTTATTAGCAAGTGGGCTACCAGTTACAACACCAAGTGAGCTAACAGCTGTGGTAGTTGAAGCAGGAACTCCAAGGTAACCAGCGTTGCTAGTTGCTACAACACCAACTGCAGTTCCAACGGCAGTACCGCTAACGACAGCAACTGATGGGCAAATACCTTCGATTTGAGTGAAACCAAAGTAACCAGCAGGAATGTTAACAAGTGCAACACCTGAGAAAGCACCTTGCTTAGTACCAACAGTAGTAACGTTTCCGTTTACACCGCTAAGAGTTGTATTGGCGCTAATAACATATGAAACGCCTTGACCATCTTGCTTGACTTGGTATGTGATACCAGAAGCAGTTGATACGTAACCATTGCTTTCGTCTTGCCATACCGTTGCCCAACCACCTGAAATGGTAGTAGCAGTTCCATTATAAACGAGTTGGTAACGAGCACCATCAGGACCAGTTAGTGAGTAAGGTTGGAAAGATCCTAGTAGTGTGTCTTGTGGTGTTCCAATACCAGCACCAGCACCAGTGGTTCCACCAGCAGCAGCTCCTTGAGCAGCAAAACCAGCAATGCTGAATGTGCTAAGAGTGTTGCTTACAGTACCGAGGAGGCTGAGTGGACCATTTCCACCAAACAACTGGGTATTTACACCATTTGATACTTGGGCAGGTACAAAACCACCACTAGCAGTGGTAAGGTCAGTGTTAACAGTGACAACTTTGATAACATTCTGACGAGCACCTAGGCTAATCTTTGAGAACGTATCAGCATCTACCACGTATTGTACACCTGGGACCATCTTACGGTGATCAGGAAGAATGGCTTGACCCACTCCTGCCTGCAATTGAATTACATATGAACGTACGGACATTTTATTTCATGCCTTTCTTAATTTAGAGTTTCGGTTCTTTGACGGTACATGATTGTAATCGTCTTGGGAATAGTCATTGTTCCAATTTGGATTAATTCATCAACTGTGACGTTAACTACGACACAACCAGTGTAAGTAATTCTACGCTGGGTACCGTCTGGCTTATTGATGACTTTTATGCACTGGACTTCGCCTTGAGCAAGTTGAGCCTTGAACACGTCAAGGAGGTCAGCTGCATTAGCAAAGTTTGCACCCAATTGTGCCCATACTTCAGCATTCCATTGTTCTAGGAATGTGATTTCGAGATATCCTGCATTCAAAGCAGCAGGCAAAGCAATCTCAATTGGGTAAGCGTTATCCAAAGGTTGGATAGGCTGTGGTTGTGCTACAGGCTGTGGGCCTCGCTCATTGATAACCTGAGCATAGGCTAGTGCCTGTCCATTGTAGGTGAACGCAGTATAGTGTCCACCTACGCGAAATAGTGAAGTTGCCATTTTTTATTGCTCCTAGTAGACTACAAGATTGCTCTGAGTATTATTCGTAATTACGGTACCAGTTTGAGTATTTAGGCTCAAAGTAGTCTGGATGTAATTAATCGGATACGTCGGAGAATATTGGAAAGTAATATTTACAGTCGTTGGGTTAGATGGGTTAACTGTGTAATTAATATTCTGGTAACTTTGGATAAGTCCAGATGCCTTTGCATTGATCAAAGTACCTTGCACTGTTGAAAGCGCAGCACCAGTAGTAATCTGTGTCAAAGGACCACCAATAAGTGCACTATTGACCAAGTCACGTCGAACGTTGTTAGCTAAGCGGTCACCAACAGCATTGATTGATATTTCTTGTGTCAACCAGTTATTTACATTAGTTGTAAGACCCTGTAGAATCCAGAGGTTACCGTCACGCTTTTGGTAAACTGTAGTAACACCATAAGGTAGATAGTTGGTAGCTGCGTCCGTAAGGCTAATTTGGTTAGGGATGTAATTAAATCCATAAACAATCTTATTTGTAATAGGGGTGCTAACTTGAGTCTGTCCTACAAAAGTACCAGCGATTGCAGCAGCAAGGTAGTAACCAGGGATATTGAAGTTAACGTTGGTAAGTCCAGTATTAGTATTCAATCCTGGGTTGTAGTTAATAGAACCTGGGAATACAACACTGACTCGTGTACCTGCATTGCTTGCACCAATTCCACCAACAAATGATTGCACACCTGAAGTAGTGATCTGGTTAGAGGTTCCATCAAAACCAAGGAAGGCACGCTGGTAATTACCATTGCTATTTTGGCTAGTAAGGTACGCAGCCAATGTGCTAGCAACCGTACCGTTTGCGTAAGCAGTAACTTGCCCATTGGTAACAAAACCATAGAGTGGGACAATTACGTCTACGCCAGCGAATGATGAAAGGTATGTTGGGTCACTACCTGTACCGTTAGTTGCAAGTGCACGGTTCCAGTCGGTAGTAGTAGCAGCACTTTGTCCGCTTGATGAAATACGAGCTACAGGAAGAACTTGTACAACATTTGCACCATTTTGGAATGCAAATTGTGCAGCAAGCACAGCTGGATTATTAATTGTTGTTCCACTGATAGCAGCACCAATTGTGTTGGTGAGTGTATTAAAATCGTAATAAGTTCCGTATGCTGCCCAGTTGTGACCGTATGTAACAGAAACAGTTCCACTTGGAAGTCCAACGCCAGTTGTGGTTCCAACTGTAGTTATAGCACTAAAAGGCTGACCACTGGCGGTGCTGACAGTAAAGTTAACACCGTAAGTACCAGTAACAGTTGTGCTACCACTAACCCAAGTTACAGTGTAACCAGAGAAAGAAGTGTAAGTACCCGTTGAAGTCGTGTTGACCATAGGGGTAGTAAGTTGACCGATTGTTACACCGGATGTAGCAGTGATGTTATAGAACGTGTCAGTATTGCTACCAGCGACAGGCTGGTCAGCAAGCAATAGAATATTAAGATTTGTAGGGTTTATAGCTGTCAGCGATGTGCCAGACTGCGTGACATAAACACCTGGAATCTGATAGTTGGAAATGGGCATACATTCTCCTTCAATGCCTTATGCATAATCGCGATTGTTTTACAGTATTTCTTTTACCAGTTTTATTATAAGGTATTTGTTTCATTTGGTGTAGAATAAGGGTTAGCAACCATAGTTCCGCTAGCGGTAACAATTGTGAATTCAGGTAGTACGTAGTTGTACTTATTCTCATAAAAGTCACCTATACATTGGACTCTTATGCTAGCCTCATAAGTCAATTCTTCTGGACTCCATGGGGTCCCAACGCTAACGCTGTCACCTAATGGGGTAAAAGTATCCAAAAGTAAGGTCATACCCAGCAAATTGTTGTTAACAATGCTATTAAAAAACGCTGTGCTAGCTGGGCTACCCTGACCCATAAGGATCAAATTAGCAACGCTATCGTATAGGCGGTCTCGCTCTTCGCTGTGCATAGCCATAATTTGTAAATCTATGCTACCTTCAAAGTAGCCTGTTCTTGAACTTTGAGTTCCAGAATAAGTTGTACCACTAATAACTATACCGCCTGAAGCAGCTGTATAAATGTCTGGGTTAAGACCTGACCATTGAATTTTACTTGGTCTGAACTGCACAAAGACTGCTGGCCATGCAACTAGTTCGAGTGGATACTCAATTGTTACGCTGTTTGGAACCAGATCGAGGCTAGTATCAATTGGAGCAGATGCTAGAGCTGAGAACCCGGCTTGAAGTGCTTCAACGATTGCGGTTTTTACGGCTGTAGTAAACATTTTATATCATATTCTTTCCGTAAAAGATTTCTCCTAAATCGTCTTTTGCATCAGTCTGCATCAAAAGATTTAATACTTCTTTAGAAGTAACAGTTCTTTTCCATTCTTCAACGCTTGCGTTTAATGAATTTTCTAATACCTTCAATGCAGGCTTCTTAGGATATACCCATTCAGGCTTGCTTTCTTTAATTCTTCCATCTTTAGCTAATCTAGTAATAATAGGGATATTGCCAATTTGGTTAGCGCCAGCTCGTCTAAAAGAAATAGTTCCGTCTGTGTTCCTAATTGGTATAACTCTTCCTGATAAATCAACCATTGCGTGAGCTTTAATACCTTGGTCTAGATCCATTAGATAAGCTACTTCATCAGGAACTTCAATACCTATTACACCAGTTTGATAAAAAGGGATCAAACTGTTTAGTGCTTTACCACTTTTACGTGGTCCAATGACTTGAGCAATCTCGACTGCACGTCTAGCTAAACGTTGTGTCAATGCATCTGGTGCTGCTATTCCTTCGTACATTAAATCACCGGTACATTGTAGTATGGAGCACTTGGGAATACGTTTTCTAAAGTACAAGTTTGGTTAACATAAACACTTGGGCTATAACTTGTTCCTGGGCCAGTGCGGATGCTTTGTGGGCTTACGGCACTAACTTGAAATCTATCTCCAAGCGATGTTGGCGTTTCTTCGTACCATTCGTTTACACGAACAACTAAGTCACCAGTTCTAATTTCTGGATACCAGCTGAACTGAACAGTTGGATTATCTTTCCAAAATTGACCAGTGCTTAGATTCATACGAATTTGAGGTGTGTCAGCAGCTAGCATATATAAGTGATAACAAGTTGGTTTAAATCCACCACTGAATGTTGTTCCATAACAAGTCCCACAGTAACTATTACCCGTTTGACGGTATACTTTGCTAACTCGTGATTGGACAGCAGCATTAGGTTGTGATGGGTTTGGGCTATCTTGGCATTGTTGACAGTATCCTACAAGTCCAAGAGCAGCATCTTCTGCACGCCAAAGTTGACGTACAATAACTTCTTCTCCATACCATTGCAAAGCTTCATCGTGGAAACGTTGCTGGTCAGTCTGAGCCCATATTTCACGTTGTTTTACAACGAGAAGAGGGCTTTCTTGCTGGGTGGATAGTCCACCGGCACCGGGTACAACCGGCCCTGGCTGTGGATCAATACCAGACATTTATTATGCTCCACCCATGTTAGCTGCAGCGTATTGGAAGTGAGGACGTGCTGGGTTGACAAACATTCGTGGGATAAGACCACCAGCAACCAAGAGACTTCTGCGTGAACCAACCATGAACTGACGCTTCATTTGACGTAGTTGCTTGTCAGCAATTTCTTTATCAAATAAGTACAATTGCCACCATCTCTGGTAGTAATCTCTACGATCCATCCAAGCAGCGTTCATACCTTGTGGTGAAGGTTGTTCAATATAGTTACGAGCAATGTGCTTTAAGAAGTGAGCATAAGTCTGGCTAGCTAGTACACCGTAATAAGTGCTTGGGAATGGGACTTGAGCATTTAAACCAATTTCATAAGCTGGGCTAAAGATAGGTTGAAACTCGTAGTTAATGTAGTCAATTGCTTCATCTTGCATGATCATTGCAACTTCTTCATACATGATAAAACCACTTTGATTAAGTTCTTGTAAGTAAGGTCCGCCAGCAGTGGAGTCAAAACTCTTGTCTAACCTATGAACAATCCCAGTAACCATTTGACGTTCATCGTAGCTAAGGTTGCTCCAATATGGCATCTGATCAGTAATAACAATACTATCTGTATATACTCTTGGTGATCCACTAATTGTGTAATTCCAAGTAACATTGTAATTGCCTTGGATTGATGATTGATTAGCAGTCAACGTATATTGGTAAGTTCCTGTGCTTTCGTATGTAGCAGTAGTTCCTGCAGGAACAATAACCGTACCGTTATCAGAATTGACAATGCTAAGCGTAACGTTTTGATTGTCAGGGTCAGTAAGAACACCTTGTGAGTAGGTCATAATGCCTACTGGCTCTACTGCATATTGTGGAAAGGGGCGTACTCTCATATTTTTCCTTAGTTAAAAGTAATTGAACCAGTGCTGGTCCATTCTGCATAGTTGTATACTCCATCAGTAGACTGTGCGTGGCTTCCTACGATGGTTGGAGTGCCTGGGTAATCAGCAATTGCCCATCGTATGGCTACATAACCAGATTGTCCAACGTTTTCTGAGAAACCACCAGTTCCTGGTAGATATTGTGATGGAGTATTACCTTGAGTAACTGTACCTCGACCACCACCACCACCACCGACGTTATATGGTCCCATAGTTCCAAATGGTCCAATAGGGGTAGATGGTCCACCATTACCACCAGTGGTACCAGCTCCTGCGCTACCATTGCCATTAGATCCTGCACCACCACCACCAGCACCAGCAACACCTGTTCCACCAGACCATGAGTTGTTACTACCACCAGTTCCTCTATTGCTAGTGGTTCCAGGTCCTCCACCGTTACCACCGAAGCCAATTACGGATACAGTAACTCCGTAATCAGTTGCACCACTATTACCACCGGTTCCAGCAGTAGCAGTTGAAACAGCAGTTGCACTACCACCTGCTCCTATAACGCATGATATAGTTTGTCCTTTTGTTGCTTGTGCTGATCCACCATTAACTAAGTTTCCTGCAGCACCTCCGGTGTACCATCCACCTCCACCACCAGCTCCAATAGTGTAAACTGTTATTGGTACAAAGCCTGGATAAGGTGTTGCAGTCACTGAAGATACTGGTGCTGAGTAACCAGCTCCATTATATGGAGCAGCATAGAATGTGTAGGATGTTCCTTGTGCAAAATTATAAGTAAAGTAAGCTTGGCTTGTACCAGAAGGTACTGTTTGAGTAGTAGTTGCTGGTGAAGTGTATAGAAGTATATTTGAATATGGACCACCACTGGTTGGAGGAGTCCATTGGTAATCGAACTCTGCGGTTCCAGCTGCTCCGCCTGTCACTCCAGTTACAGCGCCTGGAACAGCAACTATGTAAGGTTGAACAGCACTGCCTGCAGTTGCAACAGGACTTTTACCACCAGAGTTAGTAGCTACAACAGTAGCAGTGAAATTTGTATTTACATAATAGTTATTATTAAAAGCAAGGCTATTAAGGCCATAAGAAGTTGTACCAGAATAAACATCACCATTTGTACCAGAAAGAACTACGTTATAGTTAGTTGGTTGACTGTATTGCGTATTAAAAGTTGGTTGTGTCCAGTTAACTGTAATTGTTGCATTGGCAGTTGAAGAATTAAATCCAGATCCAGATGCGGTAACTGTTGAAATAACGGATGGAGAAGCCTGTGGTGGGAATTTAAACACCACTGGGGTACCTGGAGTATCTGGGTATGGTGATCTTGCTTTAGCAGTAACGTTGACTGTACTAACTGGAAGAATTGGATTAGATGAATTGATCAATGTCCATGTTGTTCCAGAATAACTTACGCTATTGTTAAAACCACCAGTGCTATCAGCATAATTGTAACCCGTAGGCAAATTGTCTAATGTATTGGTGTCTGGTGTTACAACAATGTTGATACCAGCATTAACAGATCCAGATAATGTAGCAGTAAATACTGGCACCTTTGGTGAGCCAAATGGGTTTGGTGTTAAAGGTATGTTTGCTCCACTAGCACTTGTACCAGCGAAGTTTTGTGATTGGACATAAAATTCGTAGGTCATACCTACAAAATAACCATGGTTAAGAATACCAGTAACCGTTGGATATGTCATTGCTGACCCTGAAAGAGTGAATGAAGCACTATCGGTAGTTGTTATTTGTGTATTAGGGTCTGTGTACGAACCATATGCAGAAAGCAAATAACTTGTAGAACCAGATACTGGTAGGAATGTGAATTGTACTCCAGATGTAGATAAAGTGTTTACAGATAAACCAGACGGCGTAGCTGTAGCAACAAAAGGTTCTACTTGATTACTCTGATTGCCATAAGAACTAGCACCTTTGGCATTAAGTGCATAACCTTTAAATTCATAAAGGCCATTAGGAGCAAATGGGTAAGTAATTGTTATTGGGCTTGTAGTGCCGGTAACAGTCGTACCGGTAACTGCAACGATTGGTGATCCACTAAAAGCAGTAATAGCATAATTAGTTGCTCTTTGACCATAAGGGTTTGGTGTAAAATAGACTTGGACTGTGGAACTACTACCAGAAGTTGTTCCGCCTGAAATAACTACGGCACCTGAGGTGGTATCGATAAATGGAGGTTGTGGCTGTAAGTGGCCAGACTCCTCCGAAGCAATAACACCGAAGATGATAGGCATTGTTAGATTACGTCTCCAGTGATGATCCATGTTGGGCTTGCACTCATTGTGGTACCCAAGTAGATAGCAGTAGCAGCACTATATTGTGCTCTAAGTTGTGGGTTGGCGCCACCGTTCAAAGCACCCGTAGAAATAAGGGTTGCACCACCGGAGAATGCTGTTACGGTGCCACTAGTAAGTTGAATGAACGTGATCTGTTGACCATAAGTAATACCACCAGAAGGTAATTGAATTACGCAGTTACCACTAATTTGTACAATGTTATTAATGTCTGTGGTGTTTGCAATGTATGTAGCTGATCCACCATTACTATCATATACATATTGAATTACACCAGCAGGGATAACGTTTGACCAATAAGGTGAATTGCTTCCTGATGCGCTTGAAACAAAGAATTGTCCACTTGCAGTCGGCGATGGGAAATCACCATTGGCGATTTGGTTAACAACACCAAAATCAGTAATAAGTGGTCCAGCAATCCATGGAGTTACTCCACCGCTAGGCGTGCTAGTAGGTGATGTGCCTTCTTGGTTTCTAACTACCGTAGCAACAGTGCTTGTAGCAGATGTTATATAAACAATTTCTGGTGAACCACTAGCACCATAGTAACCTGGGTTAAGCACAATAGGCATGTATGAACCACTTGGGATAGTGGTTGGCCAGTTGGTACCGGTAATAGTAGTTTGTGCAGAACTAGCAAGAACACCCGATGCCACACCATAAACAAAGTCTTGACGATAACGTGCCATTTATCCTACTTTGCAGGTGGTGTGTGGATTGACTGAGCGTTAATTGCAGAAGTGTTGAAGCGTAGGTAGGTTTGTGGCAAACGACCATCTTGATTGACGTGGCAATAACTCGGATCTCCGGCCTGTCCATGGGACACCGTGAGGGGGTTCTTTGCGTTAGCGCCGGTAACGTCAACTACAAGTGCTGTGTGCCAACCGGTTCCTGGGCCATAGACAATTACATCGCCTGGCAGAACATCCTTGAGGGCAATCTTAGTCCCATGTGAAAGCAGTGTGCCGGTGTAGCCGGTGTGGTTGTAGCTCTGAGCATTTGGGTCAGGAGCGCCAGCCCAGTTGTACATCAATGTCACAAAGGCTGAGCAGTCAGCGATAACTGGCAGTTTGCCTGGGTGTCCAATGCTGGACATGCGTTGTGGTCCTTCTGAGTATGTGAATTTGTCGTGATTAGCAGCGCACCACTTAGCCCAGTCAACAATTGTTTGTCTTACGTCAGTCATTATTTTTCCTTATCTTATTGTGCATTTGGATCTACAAAAGTAGTTCCGTTATATTGCCAGCCAATATATGCTGGGTTTGTTTCGTCATATTGGATACAAGTTGTTCTAGTAACAGATTCTGCTGTCTCAAGGGAATCGGCTACTATGATGTTCTCCACTATGTTATTAGCATCAAGAACTGCAAAAGTTAACATATTTTCCTCAATTATCCTATAATCTATGGTGTTTTTAAGTAGGTACTACATCTTCACCAAGGTTATTCACAGGCTCTGAATAGTCACCAGGCTGGTCATTTTCAGATGTGTACTCCCCAACAACGTCTGGGTTGTTAGGTGTAACATAGAAATTGACCTCGTTGACTGGCTCAACCTTGGCAGATTCTATAGATCTTACATTCATTACTAGGCTGAGTCCATAGCGAACCAATCCGACTGTTGTGGCAATTGCTCTTCTAAGATAAGTTCTACCCTTGGTAGTACCAATTTCATAGCTAACCGTGGCAGTGGCGTATTTTTTACGGTTGTTTGCCTTGGTTACAGTAGCTGATACGCTCTGCAATACTGAAGCATTCTTATGTGTAACTTTTCCACCACTTACAACTTTACCAATGAATATAACAATATTCTTGGCAATTTTACGGTATGCATGGGATTTGATATTAAAACTCAAATTAGTGGATAGAGTCTTGATATAGGTAGCACGGCGTTTATTGGTTCTAGCAAGGTTTATTCTATTAGCGTTGGCATTCCTATTGAACCTAGATAATTTAGTGGTTTTAATAAGCCCTGTAGTTCTAGCAATCGCATAACGATAGAATTGATCAATTTTTCCATCGAATGCAATATTAGTTGCAGTTACTTTAGCAACTCTAATGAACCTAGAAAATTTCCTGGTAGTAGCAAGATTAATGACTGCTGCCGTTGCTCTTCTTGTGAATCTAAATAATTTGTTATTTTTGGTTAACCCTGTGAATATAACTTTTATGTTCTTGCCATAGTTTTTGCTGACTTTAACGAGCATTGCACGGTTAGCTGTTGCGAGGCGTCTAGCTACGACAATTCTTGTTGCAATGGTAATGCCTACTTGGGTTGATTTAGCTACTCTAATAAATCTAGATTGTTTAGTAGTGGTAACCAAATTGGTTGTTCTAGCTATGGCATAACGGTAGAATCGATCGATCTTTCCATCTCGTGCTATGTTGATAACCATAGAAATGGCTTTTTTAAAAAGAACATTAATTCTATAAGAATTTGCTATGTTGATAGCATTAGCTGAACCGGTTCTTATAAACCTACCAATTTTAATAGTTTTGACAATATTGATAGCTATAGCACGGACTCTGGCATTATATGTCCTGCTACTCTTTACAAGAGATACCCTAGTAACGGTAACTAATTTGCTTCTAATGTTAGAATTTTTAGATGTAATAAGCGAAACTCTGGTGGCAAACGCTCTTTTAAAATTATTGTAGGATTTTATATTACGAACCAAGAACGTGGATTCAGCTAATGCTTGTTTTATACGTTTGATTGTTTTATAGCTATTTGCTATGTTTATACTTGTTATAGTGCTTTTTCTAAACCTATTAAAAGTTTTACTAGAATTTACTAGTCTGGTTGAAGTAGCGATCGCACTTCTGTAATATTGATCAAATGGCTTTAAACTAGTTGCTAAATAGGTTTGCAATGCCTTAGCAGTACGGGTGAATCTAGATCGTTTGACAATAATTACTGATTGTGTATAGGCAGCAATCGCTTTTCTAAAGAATCGATCGATGCGGCCTTCGAATGCAAAGTTTACAAGATTAACTATAGAAACTCTAAAATGTCTTGTGATTTTAGTAACTTTTGCGTAACCAATGCTATTAGCGGTAGCACGACGAATACCTGTAAAACGCTTGCTATTCTTTATAACACCAACATAATTAACTATTGCAGATTTAAGTTTTGACTTAATGTATCTAGTAACAATTGCTGAGGTTTGTAGAGCAATGGCAAATCTTAATTGGATATAACTTTTTGAGGTTTTTGCTAAATTTGTAGACGTAGATGAAGCTTGTTTAATTCTACCGATTTTTGACTGGTTATTAACCAATATTGTGGCCAAAGCGATGGCATTCTTAAAGTAATCAAGGTGTTTTTGGAATCCATAGCCACCTCTCCAACCAAGCTCATACGCTTCAGTATTGGGTGAATAGAATGCTCTAGTAAAGCTACTCTTAGGTCCTACATAAGGTGGTGGGACATGTGGACCTTGACCACCTCTCCAACCTTCTGGTACTTTACCATTTTTGTTCGTGGCAAAATAACTAAATAGAATAGTCTTATAATTACTACTATATTCTGGCGGGTGTGGTCCACCCTCACCACCAGTCCAACCTTCAATGACCTTATTATTGGTTGAACGGTACCCTCTAGTAATATTATTCTTGGGTTTTTTATTGGCCATTATGCTATATTACGCAATCTTTGATGGTTAGATTCTTGGGGAAGAGCAAGCTAGAAAGGGATTACTATATACTCTGTTGAGTTATAGAGGGTCTTACATTGTAAGGATCTAAAGGCCGTATTTACTAATGATGCAATCTACTTCTTGTTCAACGGTTAAGCCATTTTTGATTATAAAATCAACGTAATTTATTGGGTCTTGCCAAAGGGTATTGGTGTCCTCAAAACGGCTTTTTTTGATACGGTCCATCCAGATAAGAATGTCTGGTTTGCCAAAAGCCTCTCTTGCCTCTTCCGTAGGGCAAACAAAATCCACAATTATGTTATGACCTTGGCGTTCTAAAAGTCTTGCCATCTCACCAAGCCTGCGTGCTTGTTCAACCCTGTCATCGTTTGAGAACCCAAGATCTGAATTGATTGTTGCCCTAACCTCATCAGCATTTAAATGAATTACAGGTATTTTTTCTTTTAAACCATTTGCTAGGGCGGTCTTACCTGATCCAGGAAGCCCAATAATCTGGATAATCATTAGTGGTAGAATTTTGTTATTGCCCAGCGCACTCCACTGATAACTGGTTCTACTTGGTGTGCATAAGGGAAGTGTGCAGGGAAAATAATCAATTGCCCCTTCTTTGGTTTAATTTTTAAACCAAATTCAACATAATTAATTTCTCCACCCTCGTAATCATCGTTAAGATAATGTGTTAAAGAAAAAGTTCTTTTTTCAAACCACTCACCACGATCCCAATCAGTATGTGCTTTATAATGATGACCTATTTCATACTTTAGAATTTGGTATGCATCAGATCCAATAGTATTGGTACGATACCTTTCACAATAATCGTCTACGTATGCTTTATAAGCATTATCAAAATGTTCTCTTATACTATCTATTATTTCGTTTATACCATCATTGGAAATACCCATAAGCTTTACTTTTCTAACTTCTGGAACATTTATGTTTTCTCCAACATAAGAATGTGGAGCCCAATTTAAAGAACCATTTTTAACATGCTCTTCCCATTCAGGAACCATATTAGAAATATTTGCTCCTACATTGCTATAGCTTATGATGCCTGGTGCTAATATTTCTCTTTTTATTTCATCCATGATTTACCTTTTATTTTTTAACTGTAACCATGAACTCAAGAGGTGATTCAAATGTTTCGCTCCACACTGAGTCATCAAGCAATGGTTCTACATGTTTAAACATTCTTACTGGAGTAGTTGTTACTAAAATTCCACCTTTTTTTAGAAGAATAGATGATGCGGTTAAAATTTCTTTTATAACATCTAACCCGTCTTCGCCACCAGCTACTGATGTTAGATCGTAAGGGAGAGTATCCACTTTTGAAAGGTCATCTGGGATGGGTATGCATGGATAACCTGCAAGAATAAAATCGACCTGACCATGAAGATGTTTAAGATTATCAATTGAATCAAGAGCACTACACATCACTGGAATGAATTTAGAATTGCTTTTATTTATTTGCTCTTTAAAACCATCTGCATTCTTTGTAGTCCAAAAAAATGGCTTTTCATATTTCTCTACACCATAAATTACTGAATTGGGGAATTCTATTGCCATTGCTATGCCGAGCATGCCTGATCCAGCACACATGTCTATTATGGTAAGGCCTTCTAATGAATTAATCTTTTCTTTTACAAAAAGTAACATGTTCTCAAAAAACACATCAATTCCATAAGCCTCTGCATAAACACCCTCACCAATGGCTATTTGCAATCCACGAAACTCGTAAAAGCCGTCATCATATGCTTTTTGATTTAAAGGCAATTCAAATTGTTCTCTAAGCATATTTTGTCTCCTATTTTGATTCTATAGCCCACATAGGCATTATGTCCACAACTAAATTAATCCTTGGTGTTGTTCCATTGTTATCAACTGCATGGCGTTTAACATTATTTATCTCCCAGATTTCCCCTGGCTTCATGTTTATAGTTTCGCCATCAACCCATGTTTCACATTGAGGATTAGTTATTATCGGTATTTGATGTCTATGTACAGCACTAAAATATTGTCCAAGATCCATATGAATATAGATATTGGTTCCAGCTGGCAATAAGAAATAAAATATTTTAGCTGCTTTACCATCGCAGTCTTTTTCTAATTTATCGATTATTGGTTTAGTTAATGCCCAAAGTTCTTTATCTTTACATTCAAATTCTGGCGTGAAAGGTGCCGGATAGAACCAATTCCTGGGGTAATCTTGCACTATTAGAATTTTACCATGTTGATGGTGGATTATATTTAACCGTTCATCAAAGTATTTATCTTCATTCTTGCTCAACAAATAATCCGCAATTTTACCAACGTCTACGTTGCCTTTGTTAATAAAATTAAATGGATTATTGTATTTGCTCCAAACCTTAGTTAGTGTCATTTAAGGCTCATAACCAAAGATTTCAAATTCCCAAGACCATTCTTTTTGTATAGTTTCAAGTTCTTGTTTGCCAAACATATTTTTATAGGTAATATGTTGTGGTTTGTATTTGCTTTTTGCTTTGTAAGGTATTGTAATCTTTGGCAGCCCAACCATTGGTAAAATTTTATTTATTTCGTTTTCTATTCCATTCTCATATCGTAGAACATGATCAACTAGTATTTCACCATTTGGTGCATATATCCATTTTGTACTATTAATAGAACGAAAATCTGTTTCTTTTCCATAGAAAAACATTTTATTTAAATAATCTTTTTGTTTTAGAGATAACGCATCCCAGTCATAACCGCCACCATATTCAAATGGGTCAGCATTATCATTGGTTTTTTCTCCCCAATATTCTTTCATTTTATGAAAATACCATGAAGCTACAATCTCATATGGGTGTCTTACAAAGACAACAGAAATTGTATTATTTATTTTTTCTTCACCGAATATATCACATATATCATAATATGAAGCATGGTTTTCTAGTTCAATATTATCATATATATGGTTTCTTGGCATATGACCATACTCTGAAGGTTTAAGTTCTGTGCAAGTAGCATTTTCTGGAACTATATTGGTCAACGCTATTTCTAATGAGCTCCCACCAACTTTATAATTTTTTAACAATAAAAAGTTATTATCAGGTGAATAAATCATTATTCACCTTTATTGATTTTTTCCAATTCAAGGTTAGATAATGTGATAGCACTCTTTATGTCTGTTGCAATTCCGACTACTTTTACTTTACCTGGGTTAGTTCCTCTAGAGACAACATAAAATTTGTAATTCTTGTCTTTTTCTATGAACAGTCTTGTTGCAGTGCGTGATTCCGTAAAACGAAGGTACCTTGTTTGGTTCTCATCGTTCTTAGGGATTACCATTGTTTTCCAACGACGCTTTTCATTATATATTTTGTTTTTCTTAAACATTAACTTTCTACCTTATAAGTTTTTTTACGCCATATATTTTTTCTATACCAACCAACTTGATAATCATAGCTTCTTTCGGGATGGTTTTCCATGCTTCTTTTCCATACTCCTTTTTTCTTTTTAGCTACCCAGTCTTCTCTTTTGAATGGTATAATTTGCAGTATTGGAGTACCTTTAGGGATAACTCCTTCAAAGCCTTTTTTAATACTAAAAGGTATATTGCCGCCATGCATAAAAAAGTCACCGTCTACAATACCAGTAAATGTTATAAATGGTAGTTCAAACCTATTAAATGGGTGTGTCAGAATTGCACTATATCCTTCAGGAAGGTGGAAAGCATACTGAGTTTGCCAAATAAAATGCTCTTCATCATGACCAGCTGGCGATGGCATTGGGTCTGTAGTCATTGGAGGTCTATTGCTAATTGGCATTGGTTGTTGTTTGCAACGGATAGATGGTCCATTCTCTGTTTGCTCTACATAAACTTCTTGTGGCAAAGACATATAAAATCCAGTTGTCATAGCATCTAAGAATGGTATACACATCTTAAGACCCATAGCAGGCATATTGTTATTTGGATCTTTATTATCTAAAAACTTTGGTGTTTTTTTATACCAATCAGGTACGATTTCAACCATAGCTCCTATACCCTTTTTTTCTACGGTTGGGGAGCCTTCATAATGAAGTACGTTTTTATTATTCTTTTTAAACATTATTTATACACCTTCTTCTTCCAGAAGTTTTTTCTATAATGACCATTCAACAACTCAGATATAGGAGCTTTCACAGTAGTATCAGCTATGTCCCAAAGACCTTTTGTAGATTTAGCTACCCATTCTTCTCTTTTAAATGGTATCACTTGAGCTATAGGGGTGCCTTTAGGTATTTCACCTTCAAAACCTTTTTTAATAAAAAAAGACATGTTAGCACCGGGCATTACATAATCGTCTACCACCGCACTGCTTGTTAAGAATGGTAGATCCCAACGATTCAATGGGTGTGTGTAAAGTAATGAATAACCATCAGGAGGTCTTACAGTTATGTTAGCAAACCAAATAAAATGTTCATCTTCATATCCCTCTGGGACTGGTGATGGATCAGTTACTGCACTTGGCCTATTGTTAACGACAGGTTCTTTTGGATTATTATAACGTATAATTACACCGTTTTCTGTTCTTTGAACATATACACTTTCTTCAAGAACTATGGTGTAACCGAGCGTAAGGCTTTCAAGGAATGGGATGCAATGTTTAACTCCAGGCCATTCTTGACCATTTTCGTCAGTTACCCATCTTTTTGTTTTTTTGTACCAATCAGGTACAACGGAAAGCATAGGCCTCATGTGATCTATAAAACCATTACGACTTTCGTATTTTATGATTTGACGCGACATTACTCTTCGTCTTCCTCATTAACCTCTAGTTCTTGTTCAACGGCTTGCCATTTACCTATTGGACAGAATGCATTAGGTAATTTTACTTTTCCAGGCATAAAGCAACCACATTCTTTACATAGCATGGATGACTTACGAATGCGTGGACAATCTTTGCAAATTGCAAGGCGTTCACTAGCTAATTCGTCTTCTACTCTACCAATTTTTTTATTGAATAGATCCCATGGTCTAGCTGGGCGTTGTTCAGATGTTTCTTCGGAAGTATTCTTTAGATTTTCTAAATATAATTCCCAAGGCGTTTGCTTTGGTTGTCCGTTCATTTTTAACGGTATTCACTCGCAAATTCACCGGCTTCTTCATCGTAACCAAGACCAACTTGGATAAAAGCGCCGCGTTCATGATCTGTAATATCAATTACTATTGGTTGGCTTGTCATAATTGCTGCATTTCTAGCACTGCAACTTTGAACATGAACTACTTGACCATCAAGGATAAATGCCAAACGGTTAGTAGTATTGATAGCTATCATTGGATCTTCTGGGATTGGAATTGCCATATTAACTCCTATTATTTTCTAGGCTTTCACCATCAAAATCAGTGAAAGTATCGGTAGCTACATCATACTGAAATCCTACCGGTATGTCAAGTCCTGTTATGTTTCTTGCTATTGGCTTACTTAGTAATAAAGCTGCAAATCTCTCTGAGCATTCAATTACTTCTTGTACAAAACCATCAAGAATAAAAGCAATCCGATACATAGGAGGCGTATTATTTAGGTTTTCTTCTTTGTTTGTCATGGTCTCTTTCTATTAATTATAACGCTGTAAATGGTCCTACAGTACTACCTTGGGTGGCACTTCCGCCAACCGGTGAATCAATAATACCAACACTAACATTACCAGTTGGAGCAGTCTGATTGCTAGACAAAGTTCCCAGAGATGTTACCAATGCAGAATCACTAAAGGCAGTTGCTGTAATGTTGCTATTAGTGGTAACGATTTGGATAGAGTTAATCTGAGCTGTTGTGCTATTTGAAGGCCCTTGTAGAACTCCTGTTGCAATTGTAGTGATTGTACCACCTACAGATTGTAGCAAGCTTAGCTGGTTATAGTACTGTGTTGTGTAGTTGGCTGTGTATCCAGCGCAAGCACCATAAGAAGAGCAAGAATATGATGTACATCCTGTAGCGTATCCTCCACAAGCTAATCCATAACTTATGCACGGTGGGAAATACGGTGGAAAGAACGGAGGAAAGAACGGTGGAAAGAATGGAGGAAAGAAAGGTGGAAAGAATGGTGGGAAAAAGGGTGGGAAGAAAGGCGGAAAGAAGGGTGGGAAGAATGGTGGTGGAATTGGTGCGTAACTAAGGTTTTGCGGCTTTGGAACATCAATGGGTCGAGTATTTGGTGAATCTTCTTTTGTACGACGCTTTCGCTTAGGCAACGTTGTAGTTGCTCCCTTAGCATTTGGATCACCATAAGCACTGCTGTAACCATAACCTGTACAAACAGTGTAATAGCTTTGACACACTGGTCCATAGCCTGCGCATGTATAACCTGTGCAAGGATATCCACCAGTACAGGTATAGCTTGTTATGTTATTTTGTGAGTAAGCATTGTTAACAACTGCCCACCAGTTACCAGTACTTGTCCACCAAAAAGCAATTCCAGTACCGTTTGAAGCACTCTTCAACGTCATTGTTGCACTAGCTTTGTAAGGTATTGTAGCTAATGGGTAAGAACTAGCTGCTGTTGATGTGGTAGCTGATCCGCTCGTTGCATACCATACACCAGTTTGTGCAACCCAAAGTTGTCCTGATGTTGCTGTTCCTAATGATCCTGATGTTGTTCTTGCAAACAGGTCGCTAATAGGTGCTAAAGATCCTGATAGGAGTCCATAAGCACGAGCGGCAAGGTCACTTAACGATGAGAATAATGGCATTAGAAATTAATCTCCAATAATAACATTAGAACTTAGTCTGTCCGAGTAGCATAACATACGTATTAGCTGCTGTACATATTAATGTAATAGCATAGAAATCATAGTTTACTGTTGCATCTGCAGCAGTCCATATTGAACCACCTTGGTAGTACGCTGTCACGGTATAAGTGTTAGTATATGCTGTTCCATGGGCAGGTAGCGTAGTACCACCGTTAACAGTGTAACCATTGATCGTAAACCCTGATGGGAGGTAGGCTGTAGAACCATTATTTGTACCAACAGTGACAGTAACGGCTTGACCAACAGTAGTTGGAGCATTGGTTATTTGGATTTGCCATGCTGATGTTGGAGCAGCAGTGTAGACATAGACTCCACCAGAAACGGTGTTGAGAACAGCAGCAGCGCTTGAAGATACTACACCAGAGCTAACTACAACCTGTTCTAGAGGTGCTACGAGCAATGGGTTGGTAGCGTAAGGGATTATTCCACCTGTACCAGTTGTACCGCTTACAGCAGGACCTGAGGTCCATTGAGAACCACTGTAAACAAGCATTGCATTGGCAGTAGGTGCACCGCTTGATACTGTGTAACCTTGTAACTTAGTTACTTTTGCATTACCTATTGTACCAGTAAGATCTCCACCGACTGCAGAACCACTGGTCATTACAGCAGTACCACTTACGGTCAAAGAACCACTTACAGCAAAGGTACCAGGTACTTGAACGTTATGGTTTGATGTACCAAGAACAAATTGGTTTGTTCCAGTTGCAGTTGCATTCATACCAATTGCTACAGAACCTGAAGCACTTGCTGTGCTGCTAGTACCTAGTGCTATTGCGTACCCACTAGATCCAGTTTGAGAATTAAAACCAATTGCAATGCTATTGTTGTTACCAAGTGCAGCAGCTTGGAAACCAATTGCAATACCTGAAGCGTTAGTTGTTTGACCAGCAGCAGCACCAATTGCTACACCTTTGCTGTTTCCATTTTGTCCGGCAAGATAACCTAAAGATACACCATAATTATTGTTACTTTGACCAGCTTGGTAACCAACTGCTACACCACCATTACCATTATCAGTTTGACCAGCTTGGTAACCAATTGCTATAGGATAGTTACCAATAGGAGTTGATATAGTGATACCTGTTGCAAGAGTAAATGTTCCACTAACAGTCAAACCACTACCGACAACGACGTTCCCACCACTGGTAATTGTCATTGCATCAGCTGTTGCACTATTAGTTACAAAGTGAATAGCATTGTTACCATAAGTACCGATAGCTAGGTCTGTAGAGGCTGAAGCAAGGTAAACTGCTCCTGCAGTATTAAACGCACCAGTACCAGTAAAATTACTGGAGTTCATACCAAACTCACCATAGTTAGTACCACTTGTTCCCAAGTTGTTACTTACGTTTAAGTTAGTGCTAGCTGAAGTACCTGAGTTAGTATTTTGTAGAACAATCTGGTTGTAGTTGTTAACGCTAGTGTTAAATCCAGCAATTGTGTTAACATCAGAATAGCTTAGTCCACCACCAAAGTTGATTGGTGGGTTGTTAGTCGGCGTTGTAGCATTGATCGTGTAGTTAACGTTTAGAGCACCAGAAATAGTTTCTGTACCAGTAATGCTAACGTTTCCATTAACATTGAATGGGCTATTAACATTCAAAGTACCGGTAACGGTTCCTCCGCTAAGTGGAAGCTTGTTAGCATCACTACCAGAAAGTGTTACTACTTGTCCTGACAAAGTTGAAATATAACTTGTTTGGCTTGTAACAATTCCTGAAGTGGTATTATATGAACCAGAAAGAGCTACGAATTGACCACTAAGAGTGGCAAGAGAACCGCTAGTAGCGGCAATGTAACTTGTGTGGTTGGTAACAATTCCTGAAGTAGCTGCATATTGACCACTAAGAGTGGCGTATTGACCACTAAGATTAGCAACATTGGTATTAGTAGTATTTAGGTTACCACTAGTTGTGCTGTATGATCCTGAGAGGGCTACAAACTGTCCAGAAAGGGTTGCAAGCGATCCACTTGTAGAGGCAATGTTACTATTAGCAGTAACCATTTGACCCGATAGGGTTGCAATGTAACCAGTTTGGTTTGTAACAATACCTGATGTTGTGGCGTATTGACCACTGAGCGTTGCAAGGTTGCTACTGGTTGTAGTTATTGAACCACTCAATGCTGACAAGTTTCCAGAAAGACCAGTTACTTGACTTTGGTTAATTTGTACACCAGTTACAGTTACAGTCGAACGACCATAGGTATCTGTTGTAATTACTGGAATACCACTAGTAGTACCGTATGTACCAGGAGTACCGTAGGTTTGTAGTTCAATGTCTGTTTGACCAGGAACAACCAAGTAACTAACAGCAAGTGAGTTACTAGTCAATGGTTGGATAGCAGTATCCCAGGAAGTGGTAGTTGTAGCTACACCTTCCCAATAACTAGTTGGTGGTAACCAAATAGGAGCACCAGTTGAACCATTATCAATATACGCTGTTGGTTGTGGATAGACAAGGAGCCAGTGAGTTAGGTCTTCATTGTGGATCTGCATCCATTGACCGTTATATGTTGGCGTAGGAAGAATAACTCCTGTACCAGATGCTGTGTTACCTGAAGCAGTAGCACCAGTTATTGGAGCATATGTACTAAGTGTAAGTGGAGTTGCAGTAGTAGCATTAGTACCACTAGCAGCGACTGCGTTAACTGTGTATGTACCTGTTTGGTTGTACATGATTTGAGAAACAGATACAAATACTCCAGGAGCAGTTGGGTAGTTAGCGCCAGAGGCAATAGTTTCAACAGTAGTATCAGTGTTGGTTGGCATCCACATAATTTGGAAGTTGTCATTACCACTTGCAACGATTATATGTGTTACAGCAGCAGTTACAGCATTTCCGCCACCTGGCGTTGGTGATGCTGGCACTGCAAATGTTGCATTCGTATTTGGAACATTAACACCATTTTTACGGAACCAAATATCTACGTTTCTAGAAGCACTGGAAGATGTAATTAGTTGAACTGTATAAGCAATAAGATAAGTACCAGCATAACCAAATGTAATTGTTCCACTAGCCGATCTAGTTATACCATTGGCAGAGAATGTACTACCAATTGCTAGAACGTTTCCACTTGTAGTGCTTGTAGCAGTTTGATTAGTGGTGTCATAGAAGGCACCATAGTAACCATTAGCTCCACCAGGACCAGGTGTTCCAATTCCACTTGACGTGATTGGAGTCCACACTCCACCAACTGATGCAAGAACTTGACCAGTATTTGGAGGTGTAGGGCTTACAGGGACACCATTAAGATAAGAAACTGTTGGGTTAGGATAAGTTCCGGTAAGATCTCCACCAGCAACATCACCGAATTGGTTACTTACAATCAACCATTCAGCTAATCCAGCATCGTAGTAGAATTCAACAGAGTTAAACACTCCGTTGCCTGCCAAGACAAAAGAACCACCAGGAATCGTGTCGCTACCGCTAGCTACAACAGTAACGTTGTAAGTGCTTGTAGCTTGGCTAGCAACTGCAATTATTGAACCGTTTGCAGGAGCATTAGTTAGAGTGACTGTCATTGCACCAGCAGTTGCATTACATACTACATAATCATTGGGAACTGCTGTGTAGTTACCACTCTGAGTAGTAGTTGGGAATAGAGCATTACCCGTACCAGCATACCAAGTGCCAGATGTAGTGCTGTAGCGTAGAACTTGGTTATTAGTTGGAGTTGTTGGGCTTACAGCAACTCCTTGGATCTTTGCCACTGTAGGGGCTGGATAGGTGCCTGAAAGGTCGCCATTGGCAGTTGAACCGCTAATTAGAACATTACCACCACTAACAGTTAAAGAACCAGCAGTTAGTGTTCCAGTTACTGTAAGGTTGCCACTGATTGTTCCACCAGTTCTAGGAAGGGCAGCATAAGCAACTCCACTAACTGTAGCAAGGCTGCCACTCAATGAAGCAATATTAGCTTCGTCGGTGACTTGCTTACCTGAAATAGTAGCAATATAACCAGTGTTATTGGTAACAATGCCACTAGTTGTAGCATATTGACCAGATAGTGTGGCAAGATTAGCTTCATCAGCAATCTGTTTGCCAGATATTGTAGATATGTATCCAGCCTGATTTGTAACAAGACCTGAAGTGGTAACATATTGGCCACTGAGCGTTGCAAGAGAACCACTCAATGATGCAATGTTTGCCTCATCGGTAATTTGCTTACCCGATATGGTAGCAATGTAGCTAGTGTTATTAGTGACGATTCCACTCGTTGATACATACTGGCCTGAAAGAGTAGCAAGACTACCTGACAACGATGCAATATTAGAAGCATCTGTAGCTTGTTTACCAGATACACTAGCAATGTTTCCAGATATGCTAGTCATATCTGTTGTTAGGTTGTTTACTTGGTTTTCAGCAATCTGGATTGTGTAAAGTTGTGCATTAGTAACACGACCATTTGAATCGATAGAAAGCAATGGAGTTTGTGTAGCAGATCCATAGGTACCACTAACACCACTAATTGTTCTAAGAGTTGGGTTAGGGTATGTACCAGTTAAATCTCCACCGGCATTAGTGCCAGAGAAGATTGTTCTTCCTGAAGTAGTTACAAATTGACCACTTAGGGTAACAAGAGACCCTGAAAGAGAAGCAATATTAGCTTCGTCAGTTACTTGCTTTCCACTAATGGTAACAATGTTTCCTGAAAGTGTTGCTATGTTGTTTTCATCAGTAATTTGTTTACCAGAAATTGTTGCAATGTATGAAGTGTGGTTGGTAACAATTCCACTAGTAGTAGTATATTGACCAGATAACGTGGCAAGGTTTGCAGCGTTAGTTGATATACCGTTATTAGCAGTGATCATTTGACCACTAAGTGTGGCAATGTATCCAGTTTGGTTAGTTACGATTCCTGACGTGGTATTATATGAACCAGAAAGTGATGCGAATTGGCCACTGAGGTTGGCAACATTAGAGTTAGTAGTAACTAAGTTACCTGAAAGAGTTACGTATTGACCACTAAGGACAGCAATGTTGTTTGCTTCAGTAGCAAGAGTATTGGCTTGACCACTAACTACTACATTGAGTCCTGATATTTGTGTATTTACACTAGCAAATCCTGAGGTAGTAGAATTGTTTAAATCGCTTACTTGTGTATTTAAACCGCTAATGGCTGCAGCTTGATTGTTAATGTCTGTAGAGTTACCACTAGTTGTTATAAACAATGAATTAATTTGTCCACTTTGTGTAGCTATGCTTGAAGCTTGACCGCTAGTTGTTGCAAATAATGTATTTATTTGCCCACTCTGTGTACTAATGTTTGTACCATTAGTGTTAATTTGGGTCTGTAAACCACTAATAGTCGTATTCAATCCACTTACTGCACTTGTTGGAATAAATATATTTATACCTGAAACATTAGTTATACGACCAGCATTATCCCATGAAAATGTTGGCAAGAAGCTTCCGCCACCACCAGAGAATGTGTCGCCAGTGTATATTGCTTTAAGTGTTGGATTAGGATAAGTCCCAGCAAGATCTCCACCAGCAGTTGTGCCTGATACTACTAAAGTTGAATTGCCTAATTTGCTTGCTGCAAGATTAAATTGAGCTTGTTCAATAGCTGTAGCAACAGGGAATACGTTATAATCGCTAGAAGTTCCTACTGAGTGCGAAGTTGCAGTTGTTCCGTCATAGCCACGGCCATTGGTACCACTAACGTTATAAACAAAAATAGTGGTATTAACACCAAGTGAGATGGCACCGCTAGCACACAGTATCTTTTCTTCGCTGCCTAGACCGTAATCTACAACAAGCGTAAAAGGTCCACTAGTTCCTAGTGGATTAGTGGTATTATATCCGCCTGCGCTAACTTCATACCATCCCGTGGTATTAGCTACAGTTATTGTTTGTCCGCTTGCGAATGCATAGTCAAGCGATGCTGAAAGATACGTAGGTGCAGCACCACCAGGGTATGATCGTATTACACTGGAATCTGGGAGGGCCATTAAATAATACTCCTATTAATTGTTTATCTACCTGTTACTGATTACTAATTAGTATGGGTAAGAAGCAGATTGCCAAGTAGGAGTAACAGTTAGTGAGTCGCCTGAAGCTAGAGTTACGGTTGAAAGATCAGAGAATGGTGCGTACCATAGAACTGTACTTCCGCCTGAGCTACTTGATCCTACAGTACCAGTGATGGTAAGGAAGATACCGTTGATAGTAGTGTATGTAGCACCAGTGTTTGTGAATGTAAGAGGGTTAGTTCCTGAGTAAGTACAGTATTGTACAGGAATTCCTGTGCTTGTACCAATTGTAATTGTGTTAGTCTGTGGTGCTTGCCAACCAGATCCAGAAAGAGTTAGACGTGAATAACCACTGAGACCACTAGCTTCAAGAATTGGGTAAGTACCACCATTGAGGGTAAGAGGAACATCACCTGCAGCAGCGTATCCACTAATGGTTGACCAAGTAGTGGCTGTAAGACCTAGATAAAGTGTAGAAGGAACGGCCTGTGTTCCTCTTGGAATTGCGTTCAAAAGGTAGTTAAGACCTTCCTGAGGAAAATAAAAATTAGAGTTAAAACTAGCCATAGTTGCTCCTATATAAATTGAATGCTAATATTAAATTTGATGCTGTCTCCGTACTGCAAACCAATACCTGGAAAACTGCTTTTTAAAAACATAAAACCAGCTTGACCCACTACAGTAGTAAGAGAAGGAATTATCGTTGTCATCATACTAGAGCCATTTACGCCCCTAATTACATTATAAGTATTGGTACCATTTCCAGAAATTACTGTCATTACTTCTGATAGTACCTGTATGTTGAATGGAAAAGTGTTTGGGAATGCATTGTAACCACTTATTTGTATAGTGGTTGCTCCAGGGTTGACTTGGCTTGTTAATGTACCCATTGCAGGTGTTGCACCAGTGGTAAACAAACCAATATTTGTTATGTTGTAATGTCCACTTGCAGTTAATGTTGCACTGCAAAGATATGTGTCGCCAGATGTTGACGTTGTAAGAGTGCTTACTGTACCACTAACAGGCACCTGAACGGGGTTAAATAGGGTTATATCGGTCGCTTGAACGGTTCCTGACCCAGTACCCCATGCAATAAATTGTGGAATGGCTAATGAGTACCCAGAGCCTGTTATTGCATTAACTAAACTGTTTCTGGTCTTGTTCGTCAGTAGAGTGATCATTTTTATTTTCTGTCGTATTAGAACTAATGGTGCCCAGGTTTTCCTGGACACCATCCGCTCTAGTTATAACCGCATCTACCTTTATTCTAAAAGGTACGTGTTCCATTTAGCACTGCTGGCGCTTGGTGTTCTTCTGTACGGTCTGGTAAAGGTTTCCGCTGTAAGAAGCAAAGTAACCATTGTATTGTTCAGTTTGTGAACCACCATCAGGACCGTTACCGGTAAGAATCTGACGAACTTGCTTTTGTTCAATGATTTGTGTGTTCTGTGCTCCACCAATACCAACTTGGTAAGCGTGAACAGTAGCATCATCTACCCAAGTAGGTGCAGAATTAGGAGTACCAACATAGTTAGGGTAAGTAACAGCTTCAGCGTTTGAACCACTGAATGCAAGTGCAGTAATGGTAGGAACAGCACCACCAGTACCAGATACAACAAGCAATGCAGCTCCGGAAGGAACGATGATTGTTGTAGTAGTACCATTGATGTAGTTAGCACCACCGGCGTTTACATAAAATGTGTAACCAGAAAGTGGACCAGCAGCAAGAGCAGAAACCAAACCGCTAACCTGGGTACCAGTAGCAGTACCAGTAAGGGTAGCAGTAGTTCCATTAGGGCCACTGATTGTGAAAGTAGTAGCACCAGTTGCAGGAACTACGAGTTCAAGAATACCACTAGTAGTAGCAGCAGCATTTACGTAAACAGTAGGGTCAATAGCAGAAGGTGCGTATGAATTAAAACCACCGCGTGCTACTCCACGTAGCGCCTGCTTATTAGCCTGTTCTATTGCTGTGTTTGGTGTAATAGCCATGTTAGAATCCTCTCACGGTTGTGTTGTATTGATCGTTCTGGAATACCAGACCGACATTGTTTGCACCTTGGTAACCAGTACCGCTCAAGGTAGGTTGTGCTACACCACCAGTAACAGTTCCAGGGAATGTCTGTGGCAACCAAACACTGAACCATGGTTCATTATAGATTGTTGTACCGCTGAGCACTGTACCGCTTGGGATTACTGCGCCAACAGGCTCAGCACCAACGTTACTAGGCTTAACTGTGTTCTTAATTTCGTCGCTCATTTAAGCTCCTTATAAGGGTGGAGCTTTGCAGTCCACCGGTTGTTATGCGTTCTTCTTAGGCTTAGTAGGAGTGCTTGTGCTATTGTCCCAAACCTGTTCCCAAGACTGGCTTGGTCCCTTTGGTTCAGCTTCATCTGGCAAGTCAATCTTGTACATGCCATTGTTGTCACTAGCACCAGCAGCTAGACTGTCACGGAGGTGATCCATGTGACTTTCACTAGTACTGTTTTCATCCTTCAAATCAGCGATCTTATTCATAGCCTGCTCTTCGCTGAGGAAAGCAATGCGGCCACGTTGTACGGCTCTCAGTACATATGGGTCCTGGCGGATCTCAGTTGGAATAGGTTGGATGCTTCCGTGGTATCCAAGGCCAGCTAGTTTAAAGCTACCCTTAGGATTAGAAAACACCGTTCCACTGTCCATCAAGTTCTCAATCCAGTCTGCAGTGTTAATTTCTTGCATACCGGTGAAAGCGACTGGTGCAGCTGCACGAGCCTTGCTTAGATCAGCAGGATCCGGACGGTGATCTTCAACATATCCACCCAAGTCCACTACTGGAACTGGAGTTGATTCGCCATTGTCACCACTACGTGATACTGTTCTTGCCATTTTAATGCTCCTATCTTCAAGGGGATTTCTCCCTAGGTAGGTAAAGAGATTTTCGATACCTAGTTATTGCAACTTCGAGGGTATTTCTTTAATGCGAGTTTTACATCCTGGTGAGGTATAAGCTATTATATAACCTATACCCCACCTAGATGTGTTAAGACTAAGCCTTAACGATCTTACCAAGACCACGTGGGTTGAGTACGATCTCTGAAACGAGCTCGTCCATTACCCATCCCTTGTGGAACTTCTCAGGTGTGTGGTTCTCTTCAACATCGAGTGAGTACATAACTGGGAACACACCGAGGAATTCTGGTGATGGTGTCATGTAAACTGTACCCTGTGGTACTTCGATTGAACGTTGTACTTGGAAGCCACCGAATTGAACGATACGCTCACCGGCAACAACGCGGTCCTTGAATGCCCAACCTGTTTGGTTGATGTCCCACTTGTAGAGGTCACGGTAGTCAATTGGGTTGAACAATAGACGTGAAGCCTCCAACTGGTGAACTTCAATCAAAGCCACGAGGTCGTAGAGTGAGTCAGGAGTAATGTATCCTGAAAGCTCGTTAACGATGTGGTTAGGTGAAACAGTGTGGTTAGGGTCAACTGCGTAGTTGTTAATAGCAGCTTCAAGAACAGTGATAAGACGTGCGTCTTCCTGCATCATGATAGCTTGCTTTGACATGTCCTGAGCGTATTCAACGATGTTAACACGTAGGTACCAGAGGTCTTCCTTCTTAATTTGAGGGAATGTAGCAATACGGAACAAACGGACTGGAACTTTCTTACCTTCGAATGGGGTGACGCGAACTTCACCTTCATTACCAGAAAGAATGTAAGCCTGACCGTATTCGTCAAGTACATCGTACATAACTGGGACACCAGGTGTTAGTGGATCTTCCAGAAGAACGTTACGGGTCATACCCTGGTAACGAAGCTTAAGCTGGATAGGACCAATCATACCCTGTCCGAGACGGACCATGTAGTTGTCCTTGTCTGCAAGGATTCCTGCAAGACGGCGTTGCTTCTCTTCACGAGTAGCTGTCTTACGACCAGTTGCTGAAGCGAGACGCTCTTGAGCCTCTACAATGCTTGCAACATAATCGTCAGACTTCTTAGCAGTACGTGGAGCCAAGTGATCGGCTACAGCACCATTAGGAGTAATTGAACTCATTATTATATTTCCTTTCAAAAACCCTTAGGCGGTAGCGCCGAATGGGATTAGACGAACAGTGATCTGCGTTGGGCTGATTACATCAATCAACTCAGCTACTGGAACAGCACCAAGAGTACTTGCAGTACCTGAAGCTGAAGTGATCTGACCATTGGCGTTAGTGTACAGAAGTGTACGCACACCAGTAGTAAGAACGTTGTAAGCTTGAGTTGTGTCAAAAGCCGGAGCAGTGAGCGTAAAGAAGGCGTTAGAACCGCCGAGCCATACAGCCCATGCGTTAATTCCAACCTGAGTTACGTCATCAATGTTTGGGTTACGGTCAAGGGCAGACAAACCGAAAGGCTTTGCACCAGTAACGGTAACAGCAGTACCAGCATTGGCTACTGTGTCAGGTCCGGTACGGTACATAACCATACCTGAGTAGATATTGGTTGTGTCTGATGGGTCCAGGAACGTGTTGTATGGAGTAGCCTCGTACTTTTCGTACAATGGAGTACACGTACGGTGAACCCCAACGTTAGCTACGCTATTTAGTTGCAGCATTTTTCTTTCTCCTTAGTTAGGGATGATTAAAGTGTCATCAGCCAATCGTCAGACTGAATGTCCTGACGAGTAACTGTTGAGGCCGTTGTCAACCGACCCATTTCTGGCAAGCGATTACTTCCACTTGCCACTTTCTGGCTCCGGGGTTGACGGGCCCCAGACTCTTCGAGCATGTCGAGGCTAGCTTTGAATCCAGCAAGCTTTGCATCCGACATTTGCTCAAACTTTGCGATGTGCTTAGCACGGTCATCGTGTTGGACCATTCCAAGCTTCTCAAGACGCTCTACGATTTGAAGACTTTCAAAAATCTTCTCACGTGAGGCTTGTACCGCGGCGACTGTACCGGCGTATGGAGCGAGGGCAGGGTTAGTGCCATCGTAAGGCCATGGGGTACGATCTTCGTCTTCTTGTGGTGTGCGACCAGTTTCAGCACCATCATTGTAGAATGGTACGTAACCGGCGTCTTCACCGTTTACATCTTCAGGCACAAGAACATCAGTTTTGTGGTCAGCAGCCATGAGTTCATCACGGTCCCAAACGCCAGCTTGATCATCTAGATCGCGAACGTCTACAACTTGAAGTGATTCTTGGTTACCGTTAGAAGCTTTCTTCTTTGACTTCTTGCACTTGTCGCAACCTTTGCCCTTGCAATTCTTGCATTCTTCTTCTTCGTCTTCGTCTTCGTCTTCAGACTTCTTCTTAGCAGTCTTATTGTCGTCTGAATCAGCAACTGCATCGCCTTCAGACTTCTTGTCGTCAGTATCACCATCAGCGGTAGCAAACTTGTTGATGTCTTCTAGAAGGCTCTCAAGCTGAGTTAGATCAGATGAAGCTTGGCGGTAGTCACCAGTAGTAGCAAGGTCGTTCTCAATGTCAAGAACAATACTAGCAACAGTACCAACAACTTGATTAACTTCATCGTTGGCGCTAGCGAAACGAAGAACAGTAGCTGCATCATTAGCAGCAGTAATTAGGTTAGAGAAGTCAAAATCAGTTTGTGCTTCAATTGCATCACGGATTTCACGTGAAGACTTGTAAACATTGTAAAGACTTTCATCGATTGGGTTCTTTCCAGCATACACTGGTCCTCCTTCTGCGTAAACAGCACTTGAACCAGGCCCACCAATGATTTCACCTTGGTCGGCAGCGTCAAGGTCACGAACATCTATTTGACGCATCATTGGTTGGTTAGCAATCCAGTCAGCAACTTCATCAACAGGAGCTGGTGCCTTTTCAGGAGCACCAAAGCCACTGTCAAGATTGATAGTGTCAACTTGGTTGTATGGTTCTTGGCGAGGAGTTGTTGTCTTACCCTCTCCTACCTGTTGCTGGTAGGCATTGTCTGCCTGCTTGATCAGCTCATCATCGAAACGGCTCATTATAGCTCCTTGCTTTCGGCGTTTTCGTCGTTTTTATTTTGTGCATCCATTTGAGCACTTTGCTGGAGCATATTCTTCATGCGAGTCGTTGCATCCATGCTAGCGTTCATTGAATCATCTTGTAAAGCACCAAGATCAGAAACATCCTTGGAACTTTCTTTTAGCTTGTTTTTATTTTTTTCGATCTTTATTCCTGCAGGACTCAAAAAGTTACGTTGAACTTTTTTCATCATCCTAGGATCTATACCCAGAAACTTAGGTCTTTTAAATCCTAAAGCTCCAGCAATTTCATGACCACATCCAGGATTTTCGCAAGATCCTGATAATTCACCTTTTTTAAGCGAATCATTGTTAAATGTAAGGTCACCACATTTTGGGCATTTTACCTTTGCTTTTGAAACATCAGGTAACATATCTACAAAAGACAAACTTCTAAAAGCAGCTTTTTGTTGAATACCTTGAGCCTGTTGCCACTCGTTGATAGCATCCATAACCCTAGGATCGATGTAATTACAATCCGGGCAAATACCATCTCTGTAACCATTTCCTTGGCACTGCGGGCAGTCACCAAGAATGGAAATAGGTACACGAACTAATTCCAATGCCATTTTTCTTAGAGTTTCAGAAACTTTAAGGATTGGCATTGTTAATAACGTTTCTTCTGCAGTAGCCAAGCACTCTCATCAGCTGGTTCAAAAACAAAGCTAAGCTCGAAGAAATTTGGCTTAATGCAACTTTCATAAACAAGGCTGTCAATACGCTTCCCTTGTTTGTAAACAGTTACATTGCGACCTTTTAAACGAGGGATGTGGGTGCAGTACTCAGCAGGCTTGCTAGCGTACTTACCACAGGCACTGCATTGTGTGCCTTCTACATCAGCTCCCATGCTTACTGCATTAAGCTGTCCCTCCATAATTGCGTTTGCTAATTTAGGAAATGATTGCGCATCAACTTCCATCAAGCAATAAACACTAGCATCAGTAATACCACTTGCTAGCTTAGATTCACGATAAACAGCATCGAGGATAACTCCTCGAGCACGCTCTGGATCACTGTTATTGTGTTCTACATAGATTGGTCTTCCAACAAAAGTGCGGTAGCTTTTCTTGATCTGGTCTACAGGCCAAGCGTCGTAGTTAGCATTTACTCTAGAACTAATAGCTCTAGACACCGCATAAACATAACCAGGTTCTGGTGTAAAATCAAAATCATCTAATGTAACGTTGTGCAGCTCAATAGACTGGCTATGGCCAGCAAGAGTCTCTCTTCCCATTAGGGTTACAGTGGGTGCACCAAATTTTATCATCTTCAAAGCCTTTGATAAGCTAACAGTTGCGTTACATCGTTGTAATGTTTAAAGTTGTGTTAAATTTTATTTTTTAATAGTTCAGTCAATTGTTGTAGCATATCTTGGTGATCTTCACTTACCTTTAAATGATACGCAGCTAATTCTGCAGCAATACGATCTGCTCTTTTAGCAGCAATTAAAAGGATAGCTCCTTGCAATCCTGCCAATGTTGAAAGCATAAGGTTGAGAAGAATAAACGGATAAACATCAAAAGGATGTTTTGACATACCGTTATAAAACATCCATGCTGCCATAATAATTACAAATGAAAAAACAAAAGGCCATGATCCCATGCCGTGACGCATAACATCGGCAGCTTTTTCACCTAAAGTTCTTTCGTTGCCAGATCTTACCTCTGGGTGGAAGTCCCAGTGACTTACCTTCTTAATCGTCCGCATCTAGTAAACCTTCGTGGTAACCTAGATGACGGTTCAAATCACGGCCAATGCCGTCAACCTTTTTCTCTACACGGTCCCACTGATCTTTAGAACTAGATCCACCATTATTGCGGTGCTGAGAAAGTAACTGTTCTAGCTTGTCGTCCATATCTGCTTTAGTAACAGCAAGTTCTTCTTCAATACGGCTTAGCTCTTTAGAACTGTGATGAGTAAAATACTTTTGAACAACTTTAGCTAATGCTGCAAGAGCACCTACGGTAAAGAAAGCATTAGCTATGTAGCCAAACCATACATTTGAAGAATTGAAGAATGAGGATGCTAACATACTTATTCATCAATTTTTTCGTAAATACTATTAGTAAGATCAAGTTTGTGAGCATTGCGGCACTTACGGCCTTCGCCTTCTTTAATAATGTCTAGCTTTACTAGTGGACTAACGATCTCAAGAAAACTTTTCTTATCAAAAGCTGTCTTAGGAAGAATGCGTGGTGTTTCATTATTAAAGAGCGTGCTCATATATATTCTCCAAAATAGATAATATGATATCTATTAATTAGTGCGTTATAAGAATGATTATAAATCTTCTTATTGTTCTGATCCTGTTTCTTTTGTTGGATCAGTTTGTATGATAGCTGGATCATCAAATCCACTATCTCCGCCAGCAGAATTCTTACCAGCTGAATCAGCAATAGGATTTCCTGAATGCGCTGGATTGCTTGGTGTTTGTATCATTGAATCATCATCGTTCAATGCATTCGCAAGGTGTTGCTTAAATTCGTCTTCGTTAAACTTTTCGTAGCTACCGTCAGCGATAATTCTCATACCTTTAGCAAGCTTCATACGCTTGCGCTTTTTTTGTTCAAAAGGTACAGCAAATTTCATACGGTCGCCATAAGTAACCGTCTCGAATGAATCATCATCATATTCATCCCAACCAGCGACTGACGCTGTCTTCTTTTTAGGACCATTCTTTGGACCTTTTTTAGAAGGCTTAGGTTGAGACTTTCTTTGTTCGTATGATTCTTCAGGACGTTGACGTTCTTGTGCTGCCTCTTGGTTGATACTTGGGTAGACTTGTGCTCCTGCAGCAGCATCGCTATTACCAGCAGTATTGCCAGTCATATTAGGTGCGCTTGGGGGTGTAACAAGACCAGCCATAGCACCAGGAGCTAATTGTGCTCCTAGTGATGGATCTTCCAACATGGCAAGGTAGGCCTGGTATTCCTGTACATATTCCGGTGGAATAGGTAGTTGTAGCGTATATAGACGATTGAACAGTTCTTTCTTGAACTGCTGCTCAGCAACAACCGTCTTAATTTTTTCTTCTTTACGTGATTCAATTTCATCATCAAAGTCAATTGGAATATTGACTGCAAGAGTGCTGAGGGAAATTGGGAATCCTGAAGCACTCAACTGCTGTAGGAATCCACGTTCTACTGTCTCGTCACGTAGGTTCATACTACGGAAACGAACTTCTGGAATGGCTAGCTTTGGACGTTCTTCAACGTATTCAGCACCTGTTTCCTCATCAACCATGAGAACAGTTTCCATAACAGGAACCATTTGACCACCGACATTGCGCATTTCATAGTGACCTTGTCTTTCTGCTACTGGTTCCATGCGACTACGAATAAATTGTTCAATCTTGTGCTGGTAGGTAGAGAGCATCTGAGTAATTAACTCTCGGTTAAGTGCACCTGATGCATATGTTCCACCTTGACCACCTTGGATAAGGTCACTACCAATTCCGAATACACCCATAACATTAGTTTGTACACGGAGAAAGTCTTGGTCAAGTCGAGGCATGCTCTCACGACCAAATGCATTCTGGATCGTTAGTCCATGGTGGTAAGTCATTAAACGGAAGTCTGAGTTGATTGCCATAGACAAGTCATCACGCAATGATTGAAGTTCTTGAGCGTCTGGGATCCATGGACCATCTTGGTCTACGTCCGGGAGACCAAGAGTAGCAAGAATAAGAGGAGAATAGAGTCTGTCAGCAATAGCATCCTGAGCAGCGTTGAGGCTCTCTTCCAGCATAAGCATACGAAAAGCACGTAAAAGAATAGGAGTACCATGCTCGCTCCAAGGGTTAGTCTTAAATTTGATCTGCTTCATAATTACATCTGAAACAGGGATTTCTTTATCTTGGCGAGCCCACGCAACAACATCTGGGTAAAGTTGCATAAGCATTGCATACTCCTGAGGGGGATCACGGCGTTCAATAAGACGCTTAATCTCTTCAGGTACTTTAACGTGGTATTGATAAGTTCTTAGAGCTCTGTTCTTTGCAACAATAACATCGTTTGGGTTGATAATCTCATCTTCTTCCCAAGCACCGATACCATCGTGCCAAGAACCCATAGCAAACACTTCACCAACGGTCCAGTGTTCACGACCAAGGTCATAAAGAAATTCATTGTAATTAAGACCATCGAAGAAAAGGTCGTTGTAGAAATCGCTAATACGCTTATCTGGGTGAACTAATTCAATGTCTAAGAGTGGGAATCTCGTATAGATATCAATAAGTCCAGGAACCAAATGATGAGTCGTGTAGAGAAGTCTGGCCCAGTCTCTGATCTTACGTGTTTGTTCATCTGGGTCCTCCATATTGAACCACCAGGTGCGTTCACGCCAGTATTCAAATGGGTCATGCAGTTTTGGTAATGCCCATTGAGCATCTGATCCAGTTGCTGCAGCTAATCTACGATTGGGAGTGTTAGCAATACCTTCTAGATTAATGTGACCACTGCTACCAAGTTTATTTAGTCGATCACGACCTTGCGTAGTGCCACCCATAGCGGCTGCCATAGGACCGACTTCATTCATCATCGATCCAGGTGTTGCGGCACGCTTTAACATGTCACGTGCGGCTACACGCCCAGCAATAGGGTTCTTAGGTAGTGTAATACCGGCTGACTTCATACGGTTAAATTCCGCTGAAGCACTCCAGTCTTTTTGCGACATTAGTAAGGCTTTCTAGTAAGCTTGGCAGCTACAGACTTCAACACCAGGTATAGACTGGTGCCCACAACTATACATTCCAATATCTCCACTGAATCGAACGATACCGCCTGATTTGTTCTGAGTGATTGGGTTGCCGTTGAAATCAAAGTTTGCACCAACTCTACGGATGTTGCTTAATCTTACATTCTGTTGTCGTTCCATGTCAAGTCCTTTATGATGCGATGTAGTCGGCGTTGTTAGCAGTTGCTGTGTATGGTGGTGTTCCATTTACCGTTGCAGTAACTTGACCACCAGAAATAGCAAGATAACGTGGTCCTTGAGTGCTCATTTGACCAATATTTCCATTGGCATCAGCTGCATTAATTCCGATAGACATAGCACTAAGGTCAGTAAATAGACCTGGGATAGCCCAATCAATAATTCCTGTTCCACCACTAGCTGTGACACGATAAGCTACTTTTGGAGTCTCTTGTGTAGCTGAAGTATTGTTCAACGTGAATGTAACGTTACCACTGGTAGAAGTAAGTGTACCAGTCAAAATAGTAATCCATGCTGGTGAGTTATAATCAGCATTCTGATAACTTCTATTGTTGCTACCTTGCAGTTGTAGGAAACAAGTTCCACTAAAACCTGCTTCTGCCCAGAAACCAGCATAAAGCGTTTCAAGGTCAGTTGGAGTAATCGAAGGGTCTGGAGAACAAACAAAACCAACATCGGTTGCTCCGTTGCCATTAACGTTTAGGTTAAGCCCTGGTACGTTTGATCCAACCATTCCACCATTCCATCTAGATCCACCACTGATAGTGCTATTTGCACCTACAACAGGTGAATAGGGAGGGTTTGCTATATTAACTGTACCTGGGGTACCATCATTGCCATAAACGGTAGTAAATTGGCCAAGTACATATGGCTTCTTAATTTGCTTGGGTCCTTTGCCTTCTGCTGCCTGCATAATATCTCCTAGAGGCTCATATAATCTATACCGAGGTCATTCACATTGGAATCTTGCAAATACCTCAAAGCATTTACGCTGATATCATCATCAGCGACATTTACTGCTGGTGCATCAACAGGTGCTGACTGAACAGATTGTGGTCTAGACGCTGGCTGAGCTTGTACAGGAGCTGGCTGGGGAGCCTTTACAGTCAATGCCTTTTCAATCTTGCCCTCTACATTCTTTACAGAAGTAGTTAGAGGAGCCAATACCTTATTTACTGCTTGTTCGATCTGTGGGCCAATTGGTTCTTCAATTGGCTTCTCAGTTCTGTTGTAGTACTTTTGTAGTACTTGATCACATAACGACCAGGTAAGAAAATCAATTCTTTCCCCAGTCAACCTAACTATTCTTTTTGACTTAAAATCCCATGAATAAACATAGGCATTCCCATCATAATCAGTTAAACGGCCTTCGGCTGTTTCATCATTCTGTGAGATAATCGCTAAGAATTCTATGTTAGCTACTGTTTGTTCGACTAGCGTAGCTGGTACTTCAACCTCAAGGACCTCTTCTACTGGAGTAGAAACGATCTTAGTTTTCTGTGATCTAAACATATTTTTTAGTTAGTCGGATCCTTAGTTAGAGAAAACGAGTTCGTAGTCGCCTTTGCGTTCTACTGAAGCAGTCTTGTCATCCCAGATAACGGCAAACTCAGAGTCACCAACAGCAATAACCGTACCGGCTATTTTAGTAGTAGGTGTTTCAGCAACAACTCGTGAATTAACTAGCGTTCCTGCTTCTGCCTTAGCAACAATGCCAAGTGTGAAGTCAACACGAGCCTGGTCGTTACGGAATCCATTAGCTTGTGAAGCAAGCTTAGAAGCCTTAACTGGAGCAAGCTGAAGGTCACCAGTGCCAGCAACTTCTGGCTCCATAACCATCAAAGCACGGTCTTGAGCAGGATTAGCGTCCTGAGCGTGCATGTGTGATTCGTCAACATAACGTTGGATCTGGTCGCCCAATCCTTGACGCTGTTGCATGTAAGCATCCATATTCTTTTCGAAGTGGTTGCTGTCTTGGTCGATAAAGTCACCGTTCCATTGCTGGTTTGGGTCCTGGAAATTATTGTCCGGGTTTGCCATGTCTGCAACTCTGATATTAAAACGTGGTTCCATGATTTCTCCTGTACTTGGATACATACACTATGGTATATATCTTGTTAAATTACATTGTTTTAGTGTTTTGGCATCACTGGGGCGCCACTGGAATTGTAAGGTTGTGTTGCATCTACTGTTGTAGCTGGTACTTCCTTAGTATCTTTCTCTAATTGTGTACTAATTTCGTCCTGTGTCTGATCTATCTTGAATACAGACTTTGTAGCAAATGCCCAAATATCTTCGGTTTCTTCTTTGTAGCCTGGAATAAGTCCTAGGTTACCTGCAATGGGGGTTGGGAGAGCAGTAGTCTTTTCTTCTGATCCCATCAAAGAAGAACATCCTGAGTGGCCATAAAGCGGCCTACCATAGGTGCATGACCTTGAAGGACAACCGGATTGTCCACAGTGTTTGGCATGTCACAACCACGGCAAGCTTTTCCTGCAGGTGCATCAATTGGCTCTACATAGCTTATTCTCTTATTTTCCATAATTATTCCTCTTCGTCTTCATCAACTTTTTGACCAATTGCTTTAAGCCCACCATTGATGTGATTATCTTTTCTAATACCCTCAATAGCCTGGTTGCGCTCATGAGGTTGTAGTTTTCTACCTATATGACCTTCAATTACGTTAAGCATATCATTCTGTTGTTCTGGAGTATGAGTCATTTTAAGTGCACCAGGTATTTCTACTGTTGGTATCTCAAGTTGGCTAAAGGATCCGCTATTAAAAGACTTCGGTGCAGTATTTTCTTCGATACTCTTTGTAGGTGCTCTATGTTGTTCACTCACCGCTGTGCCAGGTTCTATTGAACTAATGCTAAGCGGGTGCCCTGGCTTTATACCTAGTCTTTGATCCCATCTTGATGAGAATCTTTTAAATTCTTCAATGGTATCAGGGTCATTAGTCTTCAAAGGTATATTTCGTAATTCGTCTGTACTACATCCCATTGCTTGACGGTGAATGATGTCCACTCTAGTTTTAGGCTCTGGGGGTGTAACCCCATCGGAATTCTTTTTTCTTTTTGGTAGCCAAGATCCACCAGGATAAACACCCTTAATCTTGCTTTTAGGAACAACTTCTGTAGTTACTCCTGATGTAGCAGCTAAAGGTGCAGTTATTGGAGATAATCTAACTGCTCTAGAAAGAGGAACATTACGCTGAATCCTCCATCTCCCGTAGTTAGTAGATGATAAAGGTGAACGTTCACCAATAAGTGGCATGATTTCATTATATGAATTTTTAAGATGATGTTGAAGATCTCTTGTTTCTTTATCATCTTCACCACGTAGATTCATACCATCGTATGCGCTGTGAAATTTGATAGCACGTTCTGGATGCCCATTCTCTCGTTGATTTACTTCTTCTTGAACAAATTTAATTGGACGATAATATTGAAAGACATCGCCGGTACCATCAGGATTAATATTAGCTATAATACCGGTGCTTTGCTTATCACGACCACCTTTAACGTAAATATTTTCATCGCTTGGTAATTTTTGTCTTTCAATGTGATTGATATTAAATTTTTCTTTACCACAATCTTTTACAGCACAAGAACCAGTTGGTTTGCCTTGTTCGTCATATTCTTCTTTAAATCTGTGGAAACCTTCATCCTTCTTTTTAAGAGTATTCCCAGGGTTGATAGTATCATGATTAATAAAGTGTACAAAGTCACCCTCTTGCAAGGGGTCATCTTCACGGCCACCGACTGCACGAAGAAATGGAGAAAAACCTTTATATTCATCGTGTACAACTTTTGGCCTTAAGTTATTAATCAACCATTCATTAGTTGTTCCAGATCGTAGGTGAGTATCCTTTTTCTTAATTTCATGAAGAGGAATACCGGTACGGCAATGCTTATCAATATCTTCTTTAAATTGGCATCTATTGTGGCAACGCTTACTTGTACAATAAGTATCGTGAAAACTAAGAGCAGTGTTGTAATTCTCAGCTTGTTGTTTAATATCAAAAATATTTAATTCTGGGTTAGTTAATGTATGACCAGTATTTTTACAAGTTGGGCAAACATCTGATGCTTGTTCTTTAATTCTTGATGCTGGTAGTTTTTTTCTACCACCATTTTTTTTACCACCACAAGTTGGACATGCGTATGCTGAATTACGAGCAACCATGTCCATATATGCATAATGTGCACCAATATTAAAAATATTTTCTGCATGTTCATGTAAGTAATCTAATTTAGGAGACTTACGATTACGGATAGCATTAGTTAATTCTTTTAATTTTGGTATAGAAGATTTTTGATCCATGATAACTTCATTGGGTTCTCTTTGAACTCTATTAGGATCTTTTGAATATACGTAAACTGGCCTTGTTCTACTATCTTCTGTTCCCTCATCGCCACTCTCAATATCTGATAACGCGTCAGGGTCAATAATGTTCATACCCATTTCATTCAAGAAGCTCATATCATTAGCATATTTAGCATTAAATTTTTTTCTAAGCATTAACATTTTCCTCATTGACAGTCTCTAATGGAGGTACAGGTTGGTTTGGCAAACTAGTAAAAGCTTTTTGTACTTTTTGTGCTTTTTCATCACCGTGGAATCTACTAACAGTAGACAATACTTTTTGTATACTCTTCTGATATTCATCGTAATGTGGGCTATCCAATTTACCAGTTACTTCTCTATCGTGTGCAACATGTGAAGCTTTTTGGTAAACATCATCAAGAAGTGGACTAAACTTTTCACGATCACTATCGCCAAGTTCATCAATAGCACTCTCAACTTTAGAGATAGCTGGTTGAACAGCTGGGTGGAATGACTTAGGATTAGTTCTTCCGCCTGGTAATGCTTCAGTCTTTCTCATGATACTTTGTTTTCTACCAGTAATATTGATTGGCATTCTTTGTAAATTATCTCTAACAAAGTTAGTAACAAGCTCTAGATCAGCACTAGCCGCAGTATATTTAGCATTCTTACTGCTGTGGTGCACTGCACTTTGTTTATTAAGTTCAGCTAACATGTCTGGTGTTACACTAACGCCTGGGTTCCATAGATGAGTAAATTTATGTGCTTCGTAGTTTTTACCATCAGCAGTCTCATAACGATGACCAGTTGGGTTATTTGGTGAGGTACCAGTTATTGGGTCTGATGTATTGTTAAGATCCTTAATGCTATGTGGGTTAGTAGCGTGGTCAGGGTAAACAGACGCTAGTGCTTTAAGAAAATGATCTGCAGGCAACTCAATATGATCTGGGAAAATATAACGTGATCCCTTTGGAGCAACAATATGGTCTTCATTGGAAAAGCTACCGATTCTACAATTACAAGGTTTTCCATCTTCTGTTTGGTACTCGTCATTACCATGGCATCTAGTGCATGACTTCTTACCATGACCCAAGTATCCATCAACTCCCGTTGATTCTTCGCTCGATTCTTTTGAGAATGGTCGCATGATAATTGGGTTGCCTTCGAATGGCGTTTTGCTAACATCCAATTTAATATTCTGTGGTATCTTTACTGTTTCTTCTTTAGAATAACCTTTACCATCACAATATTTGCATGAGTTTCCAGGGGTTGTATCTATTGATGAATTGTGTGAATTACAATTTGTGCATTGAGTACCAGAACCTTCAACGGTTTCAATTTGCTTACCTGTGCTTTTGCAAGCTCTGCATGGTATTTCTAAATCACTTGCTGTTTTATCTTTACTAAGTGTGTAACCTTTACCCTTGCAATTTTCACAATTGGGGGCATCCTTCTGGTCTAAATAACGTACTTTTCCTCCACCCATTCCTACAGTGTAAGGTATACCTTTTTCTTTACCGTTTTCGTTTATAGTCTTCATGGTTATTTTACCAGGCATACAATTTTCACAGTGAACGTTATTAGATCTCTTATAAGGGTCAACTCTACCATTGGTGCAATGTGAACACTTTGTTCTTGAAACATTTGCTTTTTGAAAGTTATTAATTGTTCCAGGTGGTTCAGAAGTTGTAACACGATTAAATTTAGCTGCTGAAGTGCCAACAAGAACCATAGGCATTGATTCAGCATTCATGCCTTCATCAACTTTTCTACTCTTTAGAGTACGGTTCCCATCTTTATCTGTTGATGGTAAAGCAGCAAAACGCAAAGGTGATTGTGAAGCTCTAGATTCAGAACCTTTTGAATATTCTCCATCGCCAGTGTTTACATATTGTGGAGTAAATTCGTGTGTTTCTAAATGCTCGCCAATCTTACCATGATGCTCACTCGCAGTTGCTTCATCAGTGTGCTTGCTAGCTTCTCTACCGCAAACACAAATGTTCTCGCCAGGATTTGCTGTAAGGTATGGGACTTGGTCAGTGAACATCTTTTTAATTGCAGTTTGGCCACCATGAGTAGCAATAAGGTTAAGAGGATGAGTTGGATCGAACTCAGGAGCATTTATTGATGGCAATTCACCTACCCGCTGGCGCATTTTTCCACGTATTTCTGCATTGTTCAGTACTTGATCAAATTCTCTAATAGACGTGTTATCAGAACGTATTGGTTGATTCTCTTTTTTCAACCTATAGCCAAGCATACCTTTAGGTGCTAACTTAGTCATCTTTTCATCATGAGCGTATTGGTCTGGCGATAGAAAAGTTTTTTCGTATGGTGAATCAATCTTTTCTAATTCTGATTTAAGATCTCTTGCAATTGAGCGGCCTGTTCTATCGTTCCCAATTTCTGTGTGGTGAACAAAATTCCACTTACCTGGCTCTACATTAGGGTTTCTAGTTACGTGATAATCTGGGTCGCCACTATAGATAGCATATGGGGCATCAAGATGTTCAATCTTTTGCCTAGACTTTTCTTGACGTTTCTTATCGTATTCATTATTGTCTGCTTCTTCTTGTTGAGCAAGAAGCTGTGATAAGTTAAACACCATTGGTTGTCTGGTGTCTTTTGCTACTTTTACTTTATTTTTATTGAAAGAAAAATTAAACATAACTAGTCTTCTATGTCGTCTAACCAACCATTGTACTTGTCAGGTGATTTAAGCATACCTTTCAAGTCCACTGGTAAAGCTACTGGAGTTTCATTCGCAGGTAAAGAAATTGAACTTTTTTCTGTATTTTTAGGTTGTATAACCTGTGGTGTAGGCCCAACGTTCTCAGTACCACTATTAAAGTTATTAATTCTTCTTAGTTTAACTAAACTATTCCAATTCTGGTTGGCTCTGCTTAAGAACTTCTTGGAACGCTCTGAAAAGTGCCAACGTGCTTCATTGGACTCACCTTCGTTTAGATCTGGTCGAATGTTTTGAAGATCAGCAATGTTTCTTAGTTGAGTATCTCTAAAATGAGATGCGTGCGCGGCACAAGATGGTGTGTATTTTTCACCAGCTTCAGTAATCACTGTAATAGCATTCGGCAAATTAGTTCTAGTAAATTTAGCCTGCAATGTTTCTTCTGGGTCACTCTCGTAACCATCGTCTTGGTAATTTCTATCTTGTGCATCGCAATTACCCATTTGTTCTTTTGTTTTGTTGTAGATGGTTTTAAAACCTTCTTCATCGTACTTATTTTTATCATGTTGAACTTGGCATATACCAACATGCGGTTGTCTAGGATCTTGTCGTGATGTGTGTTGAAATCTAGGCATTACATTTCCTTACACTTATATTGATCGAGGATAAACTGCTGTTTCCTGTTCGATGCCTCTTCGTCGTTTTTTGCAGTGTTCTTAATATTAGCAATACCATTTTTAAATTCATCGCTAACGTTAATTTTTGCGATTTCTTCCGGGTTAGAAACAATACCTGAGCCTCCACACTTACACCATGGATTATGCTTTTCTGCTTTGAGAACTGGTACTGGTTGGTTCTTTTCAGTTACTTCGTATCTATCTTCTTTAGGAGCATCTTGTTCTTTAGGAGCAATTTCATTAATTCTCATTGATTTTGATAAAGAAACAGGTGAATCAAGTCGGCTAGATTCTTCTTGCTTCTCATAACGTGGTTTTTCTACAACAGCACTACTTAGGTCTCTTTTTCTTACAGGAGCACCTTCGCCACCAAAGCCAGATGACATGTCTTCGTCTTCTTCATGTCTTTCAAAATCATCAAATTCATCATCTTCAGGAACTGTGTGTTGACCTGGGTTAAATATTTCTGAATAAGGTGCCTCAGGCAAGTGATAATCATTTGGTGCTTTTTGGTCTTTGCAACCATAGCAATGGCCATGTCCTTTTGCCAGTGGGTCTGGGCCTTTACATTTCTTATCGTCACAAGTTAAGCAGTGCTTATCTCTTTTAGTAATAGTTCCTTCGTTGTGGCATACAGGACATTCAGCGTCTTTATCGCCTTCATAATATGCTCTGTCACGACCCTTACAACCATGATTAAGAAGTTCACAACCAGCACAGTGTGGTGATACGTTATTTTGATCGCTTCCACAATTCTTAGTTGGGCATCCCTTACAATGTGGTTCAGTATAAATAGCAAATTTATCTTTGTTATGCTTTGAAACGCCATAACAATTAGGGCAATCAATCTGGTTTCTATTCTTTGTTTCGTATTCTTCTGTTTCGTCTTCTTCTGAAGCACCACTAGTTTCTACCCTTGGTCCACCTTCAATATCTTCACCACCGAATGATACAATTTCGTGGCTTGACTCTTCACCTGGACTAAACTCGTTAGCCCAATCAGGGTGCATCTGCTCCCAATCTTCTTCATCAAAAGTAGATTCACTAGCTATCTTACTAGAATTAAACTTATTAGCTAGATGCTCGTTTTTTTCTTTTTTGATCTTAATGGGAAAACTATTAGGTGATTTATGACCTTTTTCAATTAAACCTTTAAGCAATTCGGGTAGGGGCGTGTCTACAAGGCCAGAGAATACCGTGTCAATATCATCTTGCGAGATAACATCAGGGTTGGATACTTCTTCTGACTCAGCAAGCTTTATAATAAAAGCATCACTATTTTTAGAATTGTAAGCCATATTAACCTAATTTAGATTAATATTACTTAGCGCAATTGTCGCAAAGTTCCAAATAACCGCGAACATCCTTGTGGGTAGCAGGCTTACCACATTCTGCACAATTCTTTTGGTCACCCTTAGAAGCTTCAATTTGGCCCCAGTGTTTTGGGATTTCATGATTATCAGTCATTTTTACATAACAATCACGACAGTGGTTAAGCCCTCCACCTGTGATAGCAGTGCCTGTTTTTAGTTTGCGATTGCACTCTACACATTTATCTTCTTCATGTGCAACTTTGCACATATCACAGCTAGCGTGACGAAGTTCCCATTCGTCAAAAATAGCACGTACTAGTTTGGCCTTGGAATCACTAATGCTTGATAGTTTGCGATAAGCTACCTTCTCAATGTCTTCTTCTATCATTTGCATACGCTGAGCAAGCTCACGATCTGAGTGAGCGAGGAATAGAAAATCACCAGTTTTGGTGAGCAGTTCGTGCTTAGCAGCAACGAGGCTCTTACCGGCAATTTTAGCATCAAATGCTAGGTTAATTGAATCATCGTAGTCGAACATCGAGGTCATCGTGTTACTCCTTGGTTATGTTCCCTTAGGAACGCTGGACACTACCTATTGTGTTTTATTGGTACTTTTAAATGGTAGGACCGGTGGGGATCGAACCCACGACCGAGGGATTATGAGTCCCCTGCTCTTACCACTGAGCTACAGTCCTTTGGCTGAGGGACTAGGACTCGAACCTAGAACAAGGGCTTCAAAGGCCCGTGTGTTGCCATTACACCATCCCTCATTGGATTATCTTTGTGCTGTGTGGCCGTCTTCTTCCGTAGTCTTGATGGTATTGCCCGGCAGTTCAAAAGCCCAGTCAAAAGTATTAGTTGATTCTATTTTAGTATAACCCAAAGACTCAAAGAGTTCCATAACTTTCCATGAATCATTGCCCAGATGCAAGTGTTCTACGTCAACACGTTTAATACGGTAAGAATTCCAATCAAAGTCTAAAATAAGCTCTGCATCCAACCCCTCAACATCTACGAGCAACCAGTCAAGTTCTTTTAAACCATGCTTATCTAATATTTGTCCAATAGTCAAAGATGGGATAGTAAAGCTATCTAACTGAACATTCCCATAATGTTTGTAAATATGTGAAGGGTTGATTGAAGCTACATGGTATGCTGGTCCATCTTCTTTATAATAAAAAATAGTTAATTCTTCTTTTTTTATAAAAGTTGGCCTCACTGCTACATTTTCAATAATTGCGCTATCATAATCTTTATAACATGCTTCTAATATATCTAAATGCAGTTGGAATGGTTCTACTAAAACTAAAAGCTCTATTTCACTCTTATGATCTTCTAAGTATCTGAATAAAGAATCTGAACCTCTATTAGCACCTAATTGTACAATTTTCATTACTTACCTTAGAATTCTACTGCTGGAATTAGCTTTTCATTATTTAGAATACCACTAACTCTTTGATCCCACAAATCGCTTTGCGATAGATTTATAGATCCTTGGAAATAATGCCAAGATGCTGGGTAAGCCGTACCAATGCCAAGAGTAAAAATTTTACCATTTATATCGGTATACCACTGTGGCATATCGCAACCTTCTGGGTGAAGAATCTTATGATCGAATCCTTGTTCAATTGCATTCAAAGTTAATTGTTGTGCTACATCAACACATACAGCACCATCTGATGATCGATGTTGTTGAGCCATATCTGGACTACCAAGCTTTACCCATGCATCTTTATGTACCATCAAAGTACTTGGTGCAGCAAAGATAATATCTTTGATCTCTGGTATATGTGAGATATTTTGAGCATTACCCGCAAAACTTTTATTTTCTTCTACCCAGTTATAGATTTCTTGCAACTTTTCTATGTCATGAGGTAAACAATCGAGATCCATAAAACAGATAACGCCTTCTGAGTCTTTAATAACATCAGTGACCATTTTGCCATGGTCATCTCCAGCTTGAGTAAAATTAACGTAAGGTTTCACTATGTATTCGATCTCTAAACCAAAGTGATCAAATACTGACTTTTGGTCATTGATCATTTTATACCCCCATTGATCATGAGGCATATTATCTGTATAGAAAACGTGAAATTTCATTATTTATATAACCTTTTAGCAGTATCTGGGTTTGAACGTAATTCAATAAGCTTTTCAATTTCTGGATCACCAATTTGTTCATCGCTAGGCGCGTACAGAACAGCTTGCTTATTAGAGTGATCTTCCAATGGTTCAGAAGTGTAATAGAATGCTAGTGATAAACGATATTTATCATCTGGTGGAGTAATTGGATTGGGGAAACCATGCCAACTTTCAATTGTATCAAACAACACCATACGGTTCCATGTGTAATCAACTACTTTTGCAAGATGTTTAGGTCTATTAGTTTCTGGATTATGCTCATGGAACTCAAGGCCACCACCCCACATTGGGTCCCATTCTTTACCTAAATAAAAGATAACATTTAATCTTCTTTGTAATCCAAGTTTAGGATGAATGCTGTAGTCTTGGTGAAGATTAAGTTTACCACCATTACGGTGCATGTGAATGCCACCACCATGCAAGCCAGTATCGGGAACAAGTTCATAAACACCAGTTATATCTTCAATCATCTTGACAACTTTTGTGTCAGCTAAAGCTAGAAGGAAAGTATAAACATTCTTAGGTAACTGGTCCCAACGACTAAGAGAAAACTTCTTTTCAAGTGGATTGTTGTATTGATTCCAGTTTGTTTCATCTTCTTGAGCCTTTAGTACTTCCTCATACAAAGCATTGGCTTCATTTTCTTGTAAAAAATTGTTGACAACAATATGACCAAATGGGTTTTTATCCCAATCGTAGTCATGATTAAATTTACTAAGCCTATTTACGATTTGGCTTACATATTTTTCGTATAAAGTCATTTTTTGATTATGAACATCAGATCATCGTACCTATTGTAGGTTGCTCTAAGATCTAAGTATTCAATCCTATCCTTATATTCTTCAGGAACAGCATTCGTCAAATTAGTGAACCAAGACACATCTTGCACGTCTTCAATGACAAAGATACCACCTTCATTTACTTTTGGCAAGTAAATACGTATGCAATCAAGCATGCTTTCTAATGTATGTGGACCATCATCGATGACAATATCAAAGTTTGGCAAATTTAATTCAGAATAAGCATTATCAAAAATATAATTAATGCCAGGAAGATCTACATATGGTTGTTGTCTATTATCAACTACATCAATGCCATAAATATTAGCTTTACTAAAATATTGCCTCCAAAGAGCCAGTGAAGACCCGTATTGAATACCTATTTCAAGTAAATTTATTTCTTTATCTTTAAATGGTTCAAATGCTTTGTCATAGAAGCCATTGATGTAGTCATGAGCACCATGCTTATCAGTGCCAGATGACGGGTTATTATTCCAAAGAATACCTGGATTGTTTTCTATTATTTCTATTAATTTCATAAGCTCCCCAGATAGGATTCGAACCTATAACCTAGCGATTAACAGTCGCTTGCTCTGCCGTTGAGCTACCAGGGAATGTAATCATAATTCTAAATATTTTTTATACATGAATTCTGCCCAATATGCTTGATAAGCAATACCATCATGATCTCCATCTCTTGCTTTATCAAAATATTTGGCTTCTTCTAAATTTTTGTTATTGTCTTTATATTCTTTGATAAAACTCTCTATTTCATCTTCATCAAAATTATAGAATGTTTTAAATTGATCAATCCTGGAATCAGATAATGCTCTCTTCATTGCCGATTCTACATTGTACCCTGTAAATGACAATAATTTTATATTGTTACTTTCACAATATTGGTTTAACATAAAATAATATTGGTATGCCAATAGATCCATAACTGGGTGGCTACCATACCAAGCATCTATAACCTTACCTATTTTTTCATCATAAGCATATGATGCATTTAATTTAGCAATATTTAAAAATATATAATCAGGATTGCCAAACTGTTTAAAATATTTAAATGATGTTACTATCGAATGCAGCATGGATGAAGCAACACATGCTATATTAAAATAACCTGATACTTTTTCATTGTTTGCAATTAATTTATATAGTTTTCTTGACCATTGTTCTTCATATAGCAAACCAGTACCCCATGTATTAGAATCACCTACAAACAATACATGTTTACCGTTATGATCACTAATAAACTCTTCTGATCTATAATTATAAGAATTTAACTCTTCTTTTTTTAAAGGTGTTGAAGGCAAAGGTTGGATCGTTCCCAATTGTTTAATTGTTTCCAATTCTTCAAATTCTTCAAAGTGTTCAAAACTAATAAATTTTGATTTAGGCAAATCACTGTATAATGATGCATCATCATAGTTTATATTTGTAAGGCTATGTACAATTTTTAATGGTAGAACATTAGTTGTATCTAATTTTTGTTCCATCATTGTCTCTTATTAACTACTTAGATGAAGTTATGAATTCGAAAGGATCTGAGCTACGATTGGGTTAGGTATACCTTTTGGTGCTTCTGTCCAAGTGCGAGTTCCAAACTTGATAGGCTTGTTGTTAACATTCTCCATCATAGGACCTTTACAGATTGCAACTCTAAATGTAGTGCCATCAGTTGCAGTTAATATTCTAGGTTCAACTACACAAGGAAAAGACCATTGGTTGCTACTTCCGCCACCAGGAGTTTTTGTATTCTTAAAGTTACGGTGTACTGGAGTCATATTAATCCAACTACCATCAGTTTGCTTAATAGGAAAAGTGCTTGGTACTCCAAACAACGACCATACTGTTGCAAACGTTCCATCTGGAGTTAGCCTACCGTTAGTTAAGTCCATGTTAGCGAATGAAGCGCCTGTAGTAATAATTGGGCATTCTGATAGACCCAAACGATACTTAACACCATTAATAATGATATGTTGGTTGATAGGCTTAGTGCCGCTAGCTGCACAAAGTGCATAAGGCAGATCATTGTATTGATGCAGCTTAATACCTACATTTTTTGTATTATTACCAGTGTTAACAATGATAGCTACGGCGGCGGCAATAATTGCAGCAATTGTTAGTACTTTTTTAAACATATTCTTTCTTTCTTATAGATGGCGACCTTGATGGGACTTGAACCCACGACAACTGCCGTGACAGGGCAGTGCTCTAACCAACTGAGCTACAAGGCCTCGAAGAATTACTTCTTCGGTGCAGGTTTCTTAGCAGCAGTAGCCTTCTTAGCAGCAGCTTTAACTGGTGTAGGTGTAGGTGTAGGTGTAGGTGTTACAGTCTTCTTTTGAGGAAGTACACCGAGCAACCAACCAAACTTAGGGTACTTAGCCTGTAGGAAGTGCACAGCAGCAAAGTATGCGGTTGAGAATGCAGGTGTCAAGTAAGAAAGGTTACTAGTGTTTAGACTAGCCCACTTAGTTGTTCCCCATGCTACAAGTGCACCAACAATGCTTGCTACAGCACCACGAACAGCAGTGCGAACAGCGGTTGTCTGGAACGGGTTGTTAATACTTGATGTCATTATTTGGTCTCCTTATTATCTTGGAATTTTACAGATACTTGTGCGTTATTAACTTGAGTCCGCAAACTATTCATTAGACCAGCAATGGTCTCATTGATTTCTTGGCTAGCCAATTCATCACTCTGATTGTTCATGGCATCATAGCTAATAACTATGGTCATTTTCTTTTTCATAAAATCTACAATAATTGATTAAAAGTGATAAATCAACACTTTTGACGTTTTTTTAATTATTTGCCAGATTGAATGATATTGAATGCTGCGGCAAGATCCGCTGGCATCATTTGGTATGGGTTGCGGTCAAATATGACACCACCAGCCCATAGACTTTGTCCTACTACTGCGCTACAGATCATTGAGTTATTCAATGAGAATTGTAACTTAATTCCTGTGATAAGTTCAATTGCTATAGAAATAATAGTGAACCATCCATATTTATCCTTAATAAAACTTTTGCATGCAGCAACAGTTTGATTACGGCTCTGACTGTTTAATTTTGTATTTACTAAATAATACTCTACATTCTTGTATTCATCAATGTGAGCATAACGGACACCACGGCCAACTGCTTCAATAATCGTTCCTTCTTCATCAACAATCATTGCAGCATGATTCCATGTAGAGAAAGGTTTCATTTTACCATGATAACGTATGAACTGACCAAAACGTATGAGTTTAGCTAGAATGCCATCTGTGCTAACTAAGATAAAATCACCTGGGTTAAACTTTTTTGGTTCTAATCCTGCTTCATATACCTTATAGGTAGTTGTCATCTACATCGCCTTCATAATCGTATGTTTCATTAATTCCAAATTCTGCGCTAGCGAACCATCCTTCGACTTGTCCGCCGTCTGGTACAGATTGTGCGCCACCACGTGCTTGTGGTATGTCAATAGCACTTTCTACATCTTCTATTTCTGGTTCTTTCAATTGCTGAATGCTGCCAGTAATACCAGCAAATGGAGCAGCGCTAGATTCATCTCCACGTTTTTCTGATTCTACACCAGTCATAGTTCCACGTTCGTTGCCTAGGTTGGTATTGTACCAATTACCTTTTGGCAAAAAACCACCGTTACCTCTTGGTGCTTCTGGTGATGGCAAGTCTGCTCCATCAAGGGTATCATTATATTTGTTAACCCACGTTGGTGAAAAACTGTCACCAGTATCGCTATCAATTGCAATTACTTTAAAGGCATTAAATACACGTGCAGGTTGTCTTTTTCCAGATTCAAGTTCAGTGGTTGGCTCTGATTCCAGGTTAGTAACATCACTGGATAGATCTTCTGGAGTTAGACCTTTTACAAAAGATTGTCCTTCAGAAATTGCGTCGGTGGGGTCAGCAATACGGATGCTAGCAAAGTGACCAAGTGGGTCATCCTGTACGCCATCGATCTCGTACTTTGGTGGTTTAGTAGATCTTGGGTTGTTAAGCTTCTCGTCCACGCCAGTATCTCCTACGATTGGGTCGACATTAGGTCCAAAGCCGCCTACGCTGCCTTTTCCATCGATACGACCACCAAAATCCATAAGGCCAGCTTTTGGCAAACGGATGATTTGAATTTTACGGATAGCATCTTGTGTAGTAACGCTATCTACGAACTGGTTCCAAAGGATCTTGTCACGTACTGAAGATGCTGAAAGATTATCTCCAATAGTGAGTGTAATGATGAAACCATCATTAGTAACCGTTACTTCAGGTTCTGCATAATAACCTTCAAATTGAGAAATTATAGAACGAATTATTGCATCCTCGTTCTCTTTTGTCACGTAATGGTTAAAAACGCAACGAAAGTTCTTCCTTTTTGTATTTTTTGAAGATTCCATATAACCACTTAGGCGTATACTTCAAGGGTTTAAACCGTTACAGGTTTAAAGAGAGGAAATCATTCACCAATTCTTAATTTTGGATACTTTTTGGTTATAAAGTTACTTAAAGAAGAGTTTTCATATCTACGGCACAAATAATCCAAAGAAACAAACATTGGATCATAACTTCCATTATTAACCTGGTGCTTTACAATGATACCGCGCCAGTGTGCATTACCTTGAGGACCTTTATAGTTCTCATCATGCAGATAGCAAGCTCCTGCTACTAAGCCGTGCTGGGATCGTGCTCCACCATCTCTACCGTCACCATTTACGTATCGCAGGCCATAGAGAAGAGTCTGCTGGTGTCCCATTGTGAAAGAATGACCAATGCTTTTAAGACGCGCATCGATTGTACCACCATATGGGTTTCCTGTCATTGGATTATAGAAAAAGTGACTATAAGCTACTCCATCCAACCACAATATTTCTTTGAATGGTTTTACTTGCCATCCAGTTCGAGCATAGTCAAGATCATCTGTACTAAACAATCCGTCAATTTGAGCATCATTTTCAGTTGCACGATTGATACGATCTTCGTGATTACCTAGAAGTATGTGACGCTCTGGGTTCCATTTAGCGTGCTTAGTTTTACGTTGTTGCTCGTTGTAATCATATATTGGCTGATTAAGGACTCGCCATGCTTCATTAGCAGTTTCAATATCTTGTACTACACGACGGCCTTCCATGCTTTTCTTTCCTTTATCGTAAAGTGAAAGAGCTGGCATGTCTGCATGGTCTCCAAGATGAATAATCTTAATGTTCTTATTGCGGTATTCTTCCACAATAAACATTCCAATCCAGTTCAGGTGATCTGTTGGTACCCCATCTTTAGCTTGGGTATCCGGGATTACAATGTGTACAACAGGTTCTGTTTCTTTTTTAAGATCAGATTTTTTGTCTGCCACTATATTCCTTAATCGTCGTTTTGATCCTGTGCATCAAGATCTTGTAGATTGCTTTTATCTTCTACTTGATCATTGGTGTCATTAAGTCCCATATCATCATTTGTTGTTACGATTGCTGAAGTTGGGCTTTCATTCAAAATGACTTTTGCATCTGCGGATGGTTGTGTACTGTATCTAATCATTCTTATGCCTTTCTTTGTGTGTGTCAAGTTTTAAAATAAGATTTTCGTCTAATAGTTTAATAGACCTTATGCGGTCTTTTGGTAATGCGTTCTTCCATATTACCTTACCGCCGACAGCACGTATACAGCCTTCGTGTCTACCATTGTTACTTATTAATATGCTTTCCAAGCATACATCACAAAGTGGGCATTTAGTGCTATTAGTCACTTCTTCAACTAATTCTAACTCGATAGAATCGTATTGTTGGTTATTGAAGGTAATTCCTTCTGGTAGATCTTTATCTATGTTCATTGGGGTTTGAAAGCGAGCATTCCTAGATCTCTTAGGTAGTCTTCTACCGTTACACCGTTTATTTCTGCTAAACGGTTGAGAGCGCTCAATAATACGCCTGTTAGAGCACTAAATAGCTCAATGGGATTGCTTTCTAGAACCATCTCATAAGCTAGGTCTTCCTGCTCGCTGAGTATGGCTGTAAGTAAGGCTACTACGTTTCCGATATTTTCAGAAGTTGAATCCATTATCCCTCAATAGAAGCTTTCAAGAACCAACTCCATTTTTGGTGTTGATCAATCCGCTCTGCAATAAAATTGGCTACGCCTTGTTCATTACTGTTGTTAGCTATTTTAAAAGTTTCTTTAATGTGTTGAATATATTCTTCATTCATTATATAAAACTTAGCAGTCAATTCTTTTGGGGATCTACTTACTAAACCAGATTCTTGGATACCACTCATCTTAACGAGTTGACTCATTACAAATGGGGCTACACTACCAAGTTTAACAATGTTTTCGGCAATTGGATCAATGTGTTCGTAAATATCATCAACTATTTCATCAAATAGTTTATGATATTCATAAAAATCAGATCCTTTGACATTCCAGTGAAAACCGTGAATCGTGTGATAAAGAACGTATGCTTCAGCAAGCATATTCTTTAAAGATTGTACTAGGTCGTTTTCTTTTGTGTCATCTTCGACAGCACCAACGACCCTAAAGCCATTCAAGTTCTCATCCATGGACTATAGCCAGTTGAGGCCTTCTCCAAATGAGTCTTCTACAGCTTCTTGGATGAAAGTAGCAGCAAGCTTATTTGCACTTGCACTCTTAATGCTACGGAATGAAGTTGATTCATTCTTGGCACGACGGCAGATCTCTACATTGTCTACAAAGTTATCAATGATAGAAGCACGCTTAACAGTATCTAGGATAGGGAAGGTTTTCTTCTCTACGTAAAACACTGCAGCTTCACGAGTGTTCAATTGACTCTTCAAAAGGTTGCTGTTTTGGTCTTCTACCCAAACTTCAGCACCAGCAGTCACAAAGTTAATCCAGTCAGCATCTTCATACTCGTTTTCGATTGAAGAAGCTGTACGGTAAAGTAGGCTACCATCGTCTTCACCAAGATCACTTGTGCCAGCATTGCTAACACGGTATTCCTTGGCAACAGTTCCACCAGGTAGGCTATTTAGATAGTCCTCAGTGTCAAAATCAACATACTCAGAAGCAAGCTTCTCAAGTTGTTCCTTTTCAGCACCAAGCTCAGTGATTATGTTGGCATAACGCTCTAGCTCATTAGCATTGACGTTAGGGTTACTAGCTGCCATGCGTGTGCTGTCCAGGATGTCCTGAAGTCTGTCAAGTCTTGTCAGGATGCTCTCTGAAGTACCGTTAAACCAGCGCGTATCGGCTGCTGCAGTCTTGGCTTCTTTTACAATGTTGTCGTAGTGCATAATGGAATCTTTCTATTTCCTTAGTTCCTATTGCAAGTTTCGGTCAGGATTACATCCATCGTAATCCATGTGTTCTGTGCAAAATCCTCGGCCCATGTGGTTCTTTACATCATCTTCAATAAGTTCAGCAAGTTTTTTACTGCTAGTTGTTCCGCTATTAAGTGGATTAGATTGGTTAAGATCTCCCATTTGTTCACCACCAGGTGCAGTTACCTTACCTATATCATTCTGTTGTGTAGTAAATGAAAGGTCTTGTGCATCTTGCGGTGGTGCTGATGATTGTGACATCGTAGGGTTAGAACCAGTTGTTACTTCTGGTGCACCAGTAAAATATGCCACAGCATTTACAATCCTAGAAGCAGCCTTCTTGTGTTGTGCTGCGTATGCAGAATTGCGTGCTTTTTGGTGTGCTTTTGTCTTGGCATCTTCATCGCTTGGATCGTATGTGAAACAACGTGCTTTCTTACCTGGTCCCTTAACCCCTGGGTTAGGGTTGCCTGGAATTGAACATTCACTAATTCCTTCATCTGACGCAGCCACTTTGAATTCAAAGTTAAAAGCTGCGCTTTTTACAATACGACGGCAATCAACGCAAAATGTTTCTTCTCCAGCACTGCTAATCTTAGTCAACATACGACCATCTATACAAACAGGGCACTTTTCCATGATTATACCTCGAAAAAGTTTTGAATTACATCAGTTGGGTAAATTGAAGCAATCTTAGAAGCAGTAGCATGGTTAAAACCATCAGTAAGCTCAAGTGGACCACGATCTTCTTCGCCTGGAGTAATAACACCAGCACGAGGAGTCTGATTACTATTTGGCTTCATGTCAAACAATGTTTGACTTTGGCTCTGTTGAGGAGACTTATTGTAGAATTTACGTTGTTCATACCCATTGTAGTAATCTTTGCTCAAAAGAGCGAGATCTTCGTCAAGTGGCTTGCCATTTTCAGCATCGGTATAACCTTGGTAATAAAGTTCTGAATCATTGGCAGTCTTGTTAAAAGCAGCAACATAATCTTCTGTGCTAGCTAGGCGAGTACCAATTCTGGCATCTTGCTTAACAATATCTTTGCCAGCATCAAGATCCTTAGCAGTAGGCCCTTCAACGTGTGAGAAATTTTCTTCGCCAAGACCATGATCATCAGCTGGTCGGCCACAACCACAGTTAGTACAAGCCATACGTGGACTAATAGTAGTTGGGATAAAGTTTTTCTCACAGTGGTTGCAGAATGGTTCACCATTCTCCATAATGTAAGCGATTCTCGCTGCTGTGCTCATCTTTTTTCCTTCGTTAACGCCGTTTATAATAGTAGATAAAGATCCTGGGCTTACACTAGCAAGCCCTCCATTATCTACTACTTTTGGTTCACCAGTTACATCTAAAGTAGTTATACGCTTTGGTCCAACTAGCTCAGTAGAATTTTCATCTTCATTGCCAATATCTGCAATTTTAAAAAAAGATAGGATTGGTTCTAGTTCGTCTGCGTTGACTTTATTTCCACCTGGCAAACCAAGACCTGATCCACCTTCCGTGGGAGCATCAATACTTTCAAGAGACGCATCGTCTCCGTAGTTACCATTGCCCTGTGTAGCGTATCTCATCAGTTACTACTGCACTTTCAAGGTTATTTTAACTCTTATTCCCAAGTTGTTGGCGGAAGGGACTTCTTTGGTCCTGGCATATCATATTCACCATGATGGGTAATTTCTGCCCAATGATCGTGATCTTTTACCTTTTCTTCATCTGTTTCGTCATCTGGTGACCATTCATTTTCGTGTGCTATTTTTTTGACAATAATTTCATTAATCAAATTAACAAGACGATCAGAATCATTCACGCTACTACTTCTTGGGTTTGCTGCAGTAGGATTATTAACAACTGGATGAGCAATATCAATAGCAATATTAGGCATCTTTAAACCGCCACCTGGTTTAGATTGCGTTTCATTGGATTCTTGGGCCTTAGGTGGTTGCTTTGTTTGAGTTTGAGTTGCTGGTTGTAGCTCGCTGGTATCTACATTTATAGTAGACCCTGGCGCAGTACCATTACTATTAAAAGTAACTGGTTTAGTAACATTTGGCAACCCTAGAGGGGTTTTAGGCATTGTTTCAGGCCATGCAATAGTTGATGATAGCTTAGAGCTAATGAAATTTGGGTGGGCTGGGCTAGGAGCTTTAATTGCTGGATAATTTATATCAAGTCCACCCTGTTGCTGTTCATTTTGTTGTTGATTATCCTGTTGCTGTTCATTTTGTTGCTGTTCATTTTGTTGTTGGCTGTTATATTGTGTTTTTGAATCTTCAACACCTGAAGCGGCTTCTCCTGCGCCTGCAGCGGCTTCTCCTGCGCCTGCAGCGGCTTCTCCTGCGCCTGCAGCGGCTTCTCCTGCGCCAATGAGTTCTGGTACAGCAGCAAGAGGCCCTGCAATAACAAGAGTACTAGCAGTCATCATTCTATATTCTTTTTCAGCTAGTTTCTTACCAGCTTCTGATTGATAAACCTGGTTCTCAGTAGTAATGTATGGTGTCATTTGAACAGTACGTTGTGCTTTACGTAGCATGTCTGTAGCAATGCCATTATTTCTGTAGTTTTCTTCTACGAACACACCATCGAGTACATAATTACCATCTTTACGTTTTTCAGCGGTCAAATAACCAATTCGTTCTTCACCAATCTTTGTTTCAACGAGCAAACCTTGGAATGTACCGCCAGTTTTATATTTCATCTGACCAGTATTTGCTACGATAACAAATTTATTGCTGTGTTCTTCAATTATTTCATTTATTCTTTTTGGTATACCCATTATAGTTTTCCAATATCTGCTAATAGGTCTTCTAGGCGCATGTTGCCGTATTGACCTTTTTCTACGATTTCTGGGG